TATTCGACTTAATATATACGTCCTAATCCATAGAGGAATTCCATAAAGGAAATTCCCGCGCGCACGCGTGAAGGTATCACTTTGGTTAGTTTTTGGTTTTTGAAATGACGTTATCCGCGGAAAGCATAGGTTATAGTTTGGTTACGTTTTGGTTTATGTTTGGTTTTATTTTGGTTCGCTTTCGGTTATTGTTCGGTTAGATTTAGGTTAGTGAAATAGCGGTGTCGGTGGGAAAGATTAAGCGAACTATCCTCGCGGACGGTTCGCTCTCGGTTTTGAATAACACATTTCTAAACTGGGTGTGGTTTGAGGTCGGTTGAGGCTTGGTTGCGTCTAAAAGTAGATGAAATAGACTGGAGCCGGGCGCGTCAGTCCCCTTCATCGTCCGTCTCTCCACAGAGTTCGCGCAACCGGTCCTCAATTGTAATGACCGATGCACGCATATCCATATCCACCTCAACAGCTTTCATTTTCGGTGTGTGGAACTCCAGCAGGCGCAATTCTGCGTTTACACGCTCGTTTGCCTGCATCGTTATCATATCAACCTCAAAGTCTGACATGACGCGCGGAGAGCCGTCAGCGTTGCGCAAAACGATTGTGCTGAGGATTATTCCGTCTTTGTCAGTGAAATCAATCTTACGAGGATTGCCGTCAACGTCAGTTTGTGGTTTCGGCTCAAAGTATGAAAGGCTATGAGCGCGAAGATACCCTTTTAAGGGATTTTCCTTGTTGGGCGTACCTTTTTGACGCCCACCTGTTTTCTTACCTTTTGCCATGATACAAAACTTAAAAGTTACTTGCAAAGGTATAACTGTAAATTAGCGCACGAATTATAACTTTTGAAACTCAAACATCACAAAAAATATGGGTTTATTAGGAAGCATAGCAGGTGGCGCGCTCGGTGCTGTCGGGAGTATCTTCGGCGGTATCTCGGCGAGTAAAGCCATGAAGAAAGTCAGGAAGAATTTGCAGGCTCAAAAACAGGCAAATCAAGATTGGTATGACCGCCGGTACAACGAGGACGCGACACAGCGTGCCGATGCTCAACGTATCCTTACCATGACCGAGGAGTCCATAAAGAACCGCAACCGTCAGGCCGCCGGGACACAGGCTGTCATGGGCGGCACAGAAGAGAGTGTAGCAGCAACCAAAGCGGCCAATAATCAGGCACTCGCAGATGCAACCTCGCAGATTGCCGTCAATGCCGAGGCGCGTAAAGACCAGATCGAGCAGACGTATCAGCAGAAGGATGCTCAGATAAATGACGCTTTGAACAATCTTGAAATCAACAAGGCGAAGGCTATCAGTTCAGCCGTGCAGGGTGTGGCACAGGCTGGCGCAGGCATAGCAGGCGCATTCTAAACCAAACATAGGTATGGCAGAGGAAAAGAAAGTAAATACCACAATCGGACAGGAAGAACCGCCAAAAGCACCTCCGGCTCCTCCTGCACCCGAAGTCAATAAAGAACCGCCTGCGGTATCAACCGATGTTGAACACGAAACTCCTGCAATTTCGCCCGAACAGCAACAGCGAGAAGATGCAGTGGCAGGGTCGGACCGTCAAATCAAGACTATTCAAGACTGGATGGAGGCTGAGGAAAACCGTCCAGAAACTGAAGAACAACGAAAGAAGCGTGAACGCAGGGAGAAATCAAAGCGCATCATCGCGGCTGTCAGTGATGGCATTTCTGCATTGAGCAACCTATATTTCACATCGCAGTATGCTCCGAATATGTACAACCATGAGAAAGGTAGCATGACAAATGCCGTTGATGCACGGCTTGAACGGCTGAAAGCGGAGCGAGAGAAGAATGCAGACAAGTATCTGCAGTTTTCTCTCAAACTCGGCGACCTTGAGAATGAGCGTGCCAAGACCTTGCGGGAATTAGAAGCACAGCAGGAGCGTCAGAAACTCGCGCGTGAGGAAGCACAGCGCAGAGCCGAACAGCACGGTTGGCTTGCTCTGCTGCAACCCGACAAACAGCGTGAGCAGGCAGGTAAGGCCGACAAAGCCGAGCATGATGCGAGGACAGCTAAAGCCGAGGCCGACAATGCTCCTGCATTGGAAGCCGCCAAACTTGATACTGAAAAGGCAAGGGCAAGCGCACATCGCGCATCTGCGGCCAATTCTCGCGCATCTGCGGCCGCTCATAATCGCTCCAACGTATCAGAGTTCTCAGCATGGGATGAACGCGGCAAAGAGCATAAGTTCCGCACGAAAGAAGCTGCCGAAGCCTACGCTAAACAGCACGGCACATGGAAAGAAGAGGATGAAACGGAAACAACGACCACCGAAACAAGACGTACACCCCAATCCACGCCTCGACAAAGCACATCGACCAAGACAAAGAAAGGCGGTCATGCAGGCAAACCCAGTCCGACTGGCAGACAATCTCCAACCGCATAAATCATAAAACTATGGCGACAGATAAAGTAACCAACCTATATAACGCATTCAAAAAGAACGGCTACGCGATGGAGTCGGAGGCGCAATTCCGCGAGAACCTCAAAGACCCCAAGAAGCGTAAGGCCGCTTATGACGCTCTTGTGTCTGACGGCTACAATATGGAACCGTATGCCGAATTTGAGAGCAATATCGGCTATGCTCCGAAACCACAGGCTGCACCGACCGCTGCACCGGCGCCCCATGCAGAGCCGGTGCAGCCTGTCAAAGGACCTCAGCGAATGACCGAGCAGGAGAAGATACGAATGTCGTATCAGATACACACCATGCTCAATGATTTTGACAAACAATCAAAGGCAAGACTGGAACAGACACGGCGAATGACCGAACAGTTTACCCCGGAAGGTCGCAAGAAACTCAAAGCGAAAAAGTTTCAAGCGCAGCTTGCAGGCACTCCGACAAAGGTTATTGGATTGACGCCTCCGACCGCTGTCCCAGTATCAGAAGATGCAACACAAGGCCGTGAGGGAGCTGCACAGCAACATCCGGTTCAGAGCGGGCAATCTCCAATTCCCTACGGAGTAAAATATGTGAACGGCAAGCCTGTTACCGAATGGCTGTTGCCCGATGGCAGCCTTACCACAAGCCTTATAGAGGCAGACCAAGCGGAATATTCCGCACGCACAGTCCGTCTGCGTCATCAGTTCGAGAACCGTATGAAGCAGAACGGACTTGACCCTGCCAAGCCGGAAGATGTGCAGAAGCAGGCACAGTTGGACTATGAAGCACCAATGCGTAAAGTGCTAAATCAAGTGTGGGCTGACGCAGAAGCAGAGGATCAAGCCGCCGATGAGGAATATACGCGCCAACTCAAAGAGTACAACAATTCCGTTCGTAGCAATATCCGTGCATTCGGACCGGACGGAATGCCGTTGCCTACCCCCGAAGAGAATTTGCGAGATTACAACCGAGCAGTAAAGCGTAAGGAGACTTTTAACCTTGAGAAAATGGCTGAAAGCGTCTATCACGGACTCCCCTCATCATATCGTAATTCCCAACTTCAAGCCTATCAGCATTATTTCTCAACTCATACCAACGAACTGAACGGACGCACTATTCAGTCGGCGGCCGAAGATGCTCTAAAAGGCGAGGTTTACCAAGCGGTTTATCAACACGCTGTTGATTTGCGTATGCCAAAGAGTAAGACAGAGTTCTTTTTGCGTAAACTTGCCGACCAACCTTTCCTATCAACCTATCAGGCTATGGATATGGCGGCTTCCTCAATGACTCATTCATGGGGAATGACAATAGCCGACCAAGCTGCAATGTCGCAGTATGGGCAGGAACATCGGGCGCTTGACATACTCGGCACAATCGGCAATATGGCGGTTGACCCGACAACCTACATATCGGGAGGCGTGGGCAGCTTTGCAGGAAAGCAGGCGTTAAGGTACACTGGCAAACAGATGGTAAAGGAGGCAACCAAAGAAATGGCAGAGCGATATGCGGCCTCAACTCTCCGAGGGAGACTCGCGCAGGGCGTAACCGCAGGAGCATTTAACTTTGCCACTTACGAGACCCTAAAGAACTTGCAACAGCAAGCCTCAACCGGTGGTATGCCCGACTATCAGACTGGTACATCAGACGGATTTTCTGCGACCGAAATGCTGAAAGCAACCGGTCATGGTCTTATTATGGGTGGTGCGACTGGCACGTTGTCTCCCCTAATCGGCAATTATGCAGACAAATTTGTCAAAGCGACTACAAGCACCGGGGGTAAAATCGGGATAAGGACCGGCGAGGTTGCAGTCTCCACTCTCGCGGAGGGTACAGTTTTCTCTATACCCGAATGGATAAGCGGAGAGCGCGATGCAATGGACGTATGGACGGACAATATGGCAATGATGCTCGGCTTCAAAGCACAGCACGGCATCAAGAGCGCACCGCGTATAATCGCAGGACTACGTCCGATTAAACCTGCTGACGGCAGACCGTTGACGCAGGTAGAGCGCAACCATAACCGTATGGACTTTGAGGAACGTCTGCGCAGGAATTTGGACGCAAGTCCGAGCGACCTCTCATTTACCGCTGATGAGCGCGAAGAGTTGCGCCGTGCAGGTTATGGCGAACTTGCCGACCTGTTCAGCCGCGACAAGGAGCGTCCTATCTCGCAGCCTAACCCTGCGGAGGGAGCAATCGAGTTGAGAGCTGAGCGTGCGGAGGCTGAGACCGGTAGAATAAAATACGGTGCAGAGCGTATTGAGGAGACTCCTATCTACGAAACAAACGGTAATCAAATTGGAGTTGAGAGAAAAATCGTAAGAGATGAGGAGTTTGTCCCCTCTGACGGCTATTCGGCTATGGAGGAACTGATGCAGGACGGCAGGGTCAGCGAAGCGGCCCGCGCAAAAGCCTATTATGTCCTGACCGGTCGTATGCTCCCAATGTCAACGGTTATTGGATATACCACAACGACTGCCGATGACGGCAGTGTTACAATCAATTCCGTCAATGCCAACGGTGATGTGGTAACCAGTCGCAGGTTTGCCAATGAGAAGCAGTCGCAGGGCGAAATTGATAATATCAAGAGACAGGCTGAACTCAATTCTGTGGATGTCGGTGAACGCTTTGCCGAAGCCAATGCCGATGATATGGTGTTGAGCGCAGCTGTCAACGAGGTATCGCCCGGAGCAGACCCCGAAACGGTCAAACGCATTTACCGTGCTGTTAAGACAGGTAACAAGGATGTTACCGAAGAGCAGGTGCAGTTGGCTGAATACATTGATGATGCTATTGCACGCAACAATGACATTGCAGATGCTCATCGCCCCGAAGCAATCCGAGAGACTATCAAAGAGGAAACCGGGGTTGATGTAGATGCAACCCTCCGTAAATCCCCTGCAAAGCGTACCGAAGCCGAACAAGAGGCTGTAAAGACCTATCTTGAACGCCTATTCCCCGAAGAAGCACGGCAGAAAGCCGAAGAGCCTACCACGGAACAGGCCGAAGCGCAGAACCAGTATGAGCAGGGCCGTCTGCTATATGGTCGTTTTGAAGAGGGAGATCAGACCGCGCAGGCTGATGCAGATGCAATCGCCTTGCGTATGCAGGAGGCGTACCAAGGCGTTGAGGACGCTTTCGGTACAGAAGCCGAGTATTATATGTTCCACCTCAACGAGAATCCGTGGGGGTTGCTCAACGACCCCGAGTTGACTGTTGAACAGCAGGACGCAGTTCTCTACTACATCAATGCAAAAGCGGCTCTTGACGGAGTTATGGACGCTTCCAATGAAGTTGCAGAACGTAAGCGCAATGAGGTACAGCAGGCTGTAGAAAAGCGCACACATAAGGATAACGGCGTGATTATCCCTGCCACAATGAAAGTTGATGACAGGCAGGTCTATGTTGTCAAGGGCGATGTGGTGATGTTCCCCGACGGAACCGGCGTAGATGCGCAGAACTCTTCGGAGAGTGTCGTAGTCATGGATGCGCAGTCCGGCGAGTATGAATTTACCTCTCCCGATCAAATATTGAAAGTATTTGATGCGGTTGAACCGCAGGAGGAACTTGAAACGGCACTGGCTACTATTGAGCAGGAGCAGATGGGTTTGTTTGGTGAGAATGCCGTTGCCCCCGAAGAGCCTGCCGAGTCTGTTGCCGAAGAGCCTCAACAGTCAAATGCGGATGTAGAGGCATACGACCGAGCATACGAGATAGGCATTGAAAATGGCGCGATGATGACTGACGAGAAACTAAACAGCACCATTGAGCAACTCCGTAGTGAGCGGGATAGGTTGAGCGATGCCGGGCGCGGACTACTTGAAGCCTACGAATACGAGCAACAGCGCAGAGCGCAAGCCGTTCCCAAAACGGAGGAAATTGTTCCCAACTCTATGGGAAATGCCGTTTCAGACGTGAAAAACGGTCCCAATGCGGTCTCAAACGAAGATACAGCACTTTCTCGCATTCCTATGAATGAGCATGGAGAGCCGATGTTTGAAGCCGTTGACAAAGATACAGCGTGGAATGGTCTTGTCGAGGCTGTCGGCACGGAGACTGATGCAGCTGACATTGCAACGGCACAGGTTCAGCAGGCAACCGCCGACCTTGAAGCACTCAAGAAGAAGCCGCCCATGCTGAAAGCCCCGAAACTGAAAGGCTCACCTATGGCAATGGCGCAGGCGAAGCGCGAGGCGGCTGAAAAATATCAGAGCGACCTCGCCGAATATAATCAGCAGATAGCTGACACACAAGCACGCATTGACGCATGGAACGGCATTGTCAGTGTATATAACTCACGGAATGCAGAACTGCGCCGTCAGCGTGAAGAAGAACTCCGTCAGCGTGATGCCGAAGCGCATGATGCAGCCATGGCCCGATTTGAAGAAGAACAGCGCATCAAAGCCGAGAAGCAAGCCGAGCAAGAGCGCGTTGGTGTTCATGCTGTTAATCCAAAGATAAAGGAGAAATGGGATAACACTCCAAAGATTGAGGGCAACCCCGATGCAATCACATTGCCGGATGGTTCTTCTATCCGTGGTCGTTACGTCCTTACTGAAGCAGGAGCCGCCTCTGCAAGCCACGATGTCAATAACGCATACGAGCCTACCGAGGGTTTCCCGATTGATGAGAACGGGCAGAGCGTCAATGACCGCGATTACCTGCGCGACAAGGACGCACAGCGCATTGTTGAACAAATGGCGGGCGCATACGATAACCGCGCATTGCAGACCCCTGTTATTGTGAGCCGAGACGGAGTTGTGCTGTCGGGCAACAACCGCACGATGTCGGGAGACCTTGCCGCACGACAAGGCACTGACAAGGCATACGTTGATTATCTGCGCGAGTTCGGGCAGAAATACGGCTTTACCCCGGAGCAGGTTGCAGGTATGAAGAATCCGCGCCTTGTTTTCGTGCCGGATGAGGCTCTGCCATACGATGCGACAACATTCTCTCGTTTCAATGCGCAGGAAATGAAATCACAGTCCAAGCCCGAAGCCGCCGTGAAACTCGGTAAGATTGTGCCTGACAATGTATTCAGCACCATTGTAAACGATATAAGCAAGTATGACCGGCTCTCCGATTACTATGCCGATGAGAAAGCCGTAGCGCACGCATTAGGCGCACTTATGCAGGCTGGTGTAATCAACGACAAGCAGATGCCTGAAATGCGGACCGGCACGGCATTGTCAGCCGCAGGAAAGGAATTGATTGAAAACACGCTCATCGGCAAGGTGTTCCAAACCTCGCCTGATGCCGTGCGTCAGATTATCTCCATGCCAACGTTGCGCCAGTCCATTGTAATGGGATTGAACGAGATTGCCAACAATCGCACACTCGCACGTCAGGGCTATGACTTGAGCGAGGAACTATCCAAAGCTGTTGACCTCGTTACCCGTGCCAAAGCCGCGATGCCGGACGTTTATACTGACGGTATGCCGGTATCGCCTTTCGGACGTATGCAGGGATTGTTTGACGATGAATTTGGAGACAGCCGCGTAACCGATGCGACTACTCTTCTTCTTGCAGATTTACTGAACAGCGGTAGGCCGAGCGACCTGCGCAAAGTGCTTACGACCTATAACAACGAGGCTTCCCAGTCGGCAAACGGTCAAGCCGACATATTCACCGGCGAAGTCCCTACAAAAGAAAATATACTCACAAACGTAAATGAACATTTCAGAAATGCAACCCCAAAAGAACAACAGGCACTCGTGGACGCTGCCATTGCGGAACGCAAGCGCAGGGCAGAACAGCGTGAACGAGACGAAGCAAGTGAACAAGCTGCGGATGTTGCTGAACGCGATGCAGAGCGTGCAGAACCAGTAGCCGAGGCAGACACCGAATTAGAACCACTCGGCAAAGATCCTAACGACATCAACGAGGACACTCCCGAAGAAGCTGCCCTTCGCGCGCGCATCAGTGTGGGCGAAGAATGGGAGGAGGCCGGTCCCGATGCCGCACACCCGATATACAAGCGTAAACTTTATGTTGACGGCAAGCATGAGATTATCCAAACTGATGCTCCTGACGATAAAGGCTCGTACACTGGCAGTCAACTCACCTACAATGGTAAAGACTATGGAGACCTCGCAAGCATAGCGCAGGCAATTGACGCACCTATCGCAGAGCCTACCGAGGCGCAGAAGAAAGCCGGGAACTACAAGATGAAGCACATCCGCGTTGACGGCTATGACATCAGCATCGAGAACGAGAAAGGCTCTGTAAGGCGCGGCAAGGATGCAGACGGCACGGAGTGGCAAACCGAGATGCACAATGACTACGGGTATATCCGTGGTACGGAGGGTGTGGACGGCGACCACATCGACGTGTTCCTGTCTGACACACCCGAAAAGGGAGATGTGTTTGTCATAGACCAACGCAATGCTGACGGCTCATTTGATGAACACAAGGTAATGTACGGCTTCCCCTCAGAAGGAGCTGCACGCGAGGCGTACCTATCCAACTATGAACAGGGTTGGACCGGTCTCGGTGCGATTACCCATGTCAGCAAGGACGAGTTCAAGAAGTGGGTGCAGTCCTCCAAGCGGAAGACGAAGCCATTTGCGGAGTACAAGAGCATTACTCCTATTGAGGACAAAGGTGTTATCGGTCGTTCTCTTACTGAAACAGAAGCAACCGCATTAATCTCTCGCATGGAGAACATGGCGGTTGAAGCACCGCAGATTGAACTCACTCCCGAAAACTGGATTGAGCAGTTTGGCGAGGACGGACGTGTTGCGACACCGCTTGGTGAGGTCAAGTTAGGCGATAATCAGTTTATCAAGTTATTCTCTCGCAATCGTGCAGAATACTTTGGTATGATGTACCCGACTCTCAACTCTCCTGATGTTGTAATTGAGAAGAAAGCCCCTGCCGAGGGTGCAGAACGCGACACAAAGTTGCTTTTTGTCAAGACCTTTGTTAAACCTAATGGCAGTCGTATCGTACATTTTGAATCAATCACGGTTCAGCGTGACGGCATGGAAGTGTCTATAAGTAGCCATGAAGCCGAGGCAAAGGACATAAAAAAAGATATGCAGAACGAAAAAATCCTGCATATCTCTGAAAAATTGTCCCCCGGTTCTGAATGGTCCTTAACCGAGGCTCCGACTAAGCCGGAGGGACCGGACCTTGTTCCTACGTCCGACAAAATATCTTCTGACGGCAAAGTTAATATTTTATCCGCAGATAAACAAACAAGCAGCGCAGAAAGTTCGCAGGGCGCATTATCGGCATCGCCTCAGCAACAAGCAGATAAATCTGATGTTGCGTTCGTCTCGCACGATAATTCTGAACCGTACACGATTACGCCCTCAGCCTATACCAACAAAGCAGGTAAGACCACGCCGATGCACAGCGTTAAATTCTCAACACCTCCTACTTACGAACAACGCAAGGCACTGGCCGCATTCGCTCGTGAAAAGGCAGACGGCAGAAAGTCTCGCGGTTGGTGTTCCGACAAAGACACCTTTTCTGAATGGCTGTTCCGTTCGGAAGAGGATGCACGCAAGGCAGGCGAAATGATTGCCGACAAATCAGGCGAAGCCGTTGCAGACGCACAGCCGATGACGGCAGAGGAACTCCGCGAGTCTGTTTCACCTGCCGCAAAGAAGCCGAGAGCCACAGCAAAGCCGAAGAAAGCGCCAATCAACCGCGTCAGTCTTGATGATGTGATGACTGACCTTTCTACGAATGGCGAGACCAAATTGAGCGACCATGCCGAACCGGCCAAATCCGAGCCGGAGACCAAGCATGAGATAAGCGATGATGAAATGCAGTCGTTGGCCAATGAGCTACGAGACCTACTCGGTATTGGAGAAGATGAGGGAGACGCAGGGATTAAATTCCGCGACCCCGGCGAACTTACCCCGCAGGAGCGGCAGCGCATCCAGTCGGCAGGCATCCGTCTTGCTATGGGTCTTGTTGAACGTGGTACAACGTCGTTCAACGATTATGCCACAAAAATGGTGGGATTGTTAGGTGATAAGATACGTCCGTGGCTCAAATCGTTCTATGAGGGCGCACGTTGGACACCCGGCTATGAGAATATCGCCTTTACTCCGTCAGAAGATGTAGCACGTTTCGATGTGCAGAACTTTGACAAATCGCAGGCCAATCCTATTGCACAAGCAGCTATGATCGTCGAGGAACGTAAAGCCTCAACCGCTTCGACGCAGGCGCAGAAAGAATTAACCGAAATCCGTAATAACAAACGTAAGAAACAAGATGAACAAACAGCAGCAGATACAGCAGCTCTTACAAGCAAAGCAGAGGCTGTTGCAAGCAAGGCAGAAAGTATCGCAGAAACTTCGGAAGATACAGCCGAACTCAACCGAGCCGGAGAAGAAATAGACCAAACCATTGAGGAAATCAACGACCAACTTGCTCTTCTCGGCTACTATGAAGCCGTAGAGGATGATGCAAAATTTCATGAGAGTTACGGCTATATGCTTACGGCAGAGAAAAAAGCCGTGGCAGATGCAACCAAACTCGCCAAGCAGTTGGTAAATGACCTCGGTCTTGACATCAAAGTAACGAGTTCGACAACACCGCTCGGGCGTAAGAGTACCAAGAAACGCACTGCGGTAAGAGCAAACCTCGCTCCTGCCGGAGGAGATGTTATAATAAATCTTCCGCTTAACGATGGCAGAGAACTGGCTATCTATATCGGTCTTGACCCGGTTGCAGAGAGAGGAAAATACAAGCGTGGAGACAATCTTGAAGTGCGTAGTATCATGTACAGAACTGAACTGCCCGAGGGTAAAGGTTTTGACCGATATGGACGAAACTGTTGGGCAGATGCAAATGTGTCGTATGCTGAATTTCTGAAAGACATTGAACGTGAGACCTACGAGTATTTGCCCAAACGCAAGTCGCAGGAGGACGAGTATAAGAGTGGCGAGACCGTCCAGTATTCGGCAGACTTCATTAAGGATATGGCGGAGAAAGCCGAGCGTGGCGAAAGTCCTTATACCGTAACCCCTGAAGTTGAGGCGCAGTTAGCTGAACAGCGTAAAACCAATGAAAGCGTCAACGGTTACAAGCGTGGCGATGAAGTCATGTGGGACAGATACGGCAACGGCAAGTGGGAGAAAGCCAAGATTGAGGATTTCGATACTGACGGCAGTCCGATATTTGAAGCCGTCAAAGGCATCATGTCCGAAAAGGGAGACTGGAGCCAGATAAAGCCTGTTGACGGTGTGTTTGGTGAAGCCAAGCGCGTGGCGCAGGAAGCAAAGGGCAAGAAGAAAACCGCCAAAGGCAAGAAGAAAACCGCAGTTAAACCCGAACAGCCGATTGGCGACCTATTCAACGGACTGTTCGACGAACCTATAAGCGATGAAAAGAAAACTGACGTACAACCTCGCCCCGGCACTGCCGAGCGAGAAAGAGGACACGAACCTCAACAGAATGAGCCGTTGGGAGAGAGCCAGCGGAATGAAGTTAAGCCAACTGACAGACGAGGAATGGGTGGACGTGATAGCGTCAATCCTATGTCTGACGGAGAGCGAGGCGCAGGAGTATCTGAACAGCCTAAGAGCGGAGCTTCCCTAACCCCCGAACAGCAACTCAAGGATATAGCTGCGAAGAAAAAGGAAAATCATATACGAGAGGCAAAGACATTATCCGGCACTTATCTTGACAATCAAGGCAGAAAAATATCTGCTACATATTACGAATTAAAGGACGCTTTCTATGTGTCGGATGGCGAGGGGTCCCGGCTTATTGATTTAGCCGGTCTTAAAAAACTCATCTCATCGGAAGTTCTTAAAAAAGAAACCGGCACAGAACCCCTGCCCGAAGCAGAGCGCAAGAACACACGCAACAATCATGTCGAGCGAGGTACAGATGTTGCGCCCAAAGGTGAGGACGCGCGCATCAAGGCCAACATTGAGGCTATTGAACTTGCCAAGCGTCTGCTTGATGCAGGAGAGACCGCTACGCCCGAACAAATGGCGGTACTCCGCAGATTCAGCGGTTGGGGCGGTCTCGGCAAGGCATTCAACGACAACGGCAACAATCCAACTGTCAGCCGCCTGCGCGAGTTGTTAGGTGAGGACGGATATGCAGACGCGGAGATGAGCCGCAACAGCGCATACTTCACTCCTGCCGAAGTTATAGATACGATGTGGGATATTGCCAAGGCAATGGGCTTCAAGGGCGGCAACGTGCTTGAGGGTTCGGCAGGTGTCGGCAATATTCTTGGGCTGATGCCTACGGAACTGAGTGAACGCAGCAACATCCATGCCGTGGAGATTGACCGCACGACAGGCGGTATCCTGTCATTGCTATATCCCGATGCCAAAGTGGATATTCAAGGCTTTGAGAAAACCAAGATACGCAACAACAGCGTTGACCTTGCTATCACCAATGTGCCGTTTGTGACCGACCTTCACGTCATAGACGAAACCGGCGACAAAGACCTCTCAAAGAAATTCCGCGATATTCATGACTTCTGCATCGCCAAGAACATCCGCAAGTTGCGCGAGGGTGGTATCGGAATATTCATCACGTCAAGCGGCACTATGGATAACTCCGCACGATTGAGAGCGTGGATAACCAACGAGGGCAATGCCGATGTTGTCGGAGCATTCCGACTGCACAACAAGACATTCGGAGGTACACCAGTAACCTCTGACATCATCGTTGTGCGCAAGCGTGTAAACGGTAAGGTATCACCCAATGCAATCAACGTGACCGATGTTACAGGTGTTCGCGTTGTCGAGTTCGACACTGGGGATACACGCAAGATCAAGGGAGAGGAAGTTCCTATCATCAAGCGTCTGAGCATGGAGTATAACAAATACTTTGCCGAGCATCCTGAGAACATGGCAGGAGAAATGGCTTTCAACTTTGAGAAAGGTGTTACATTCCATCCGACAAGCCGTTCACTCTTCCCTGCCAAAGGCAAAGAGCAAAGTGAAATGCTCAAAGAGTGGGCCGGACGATTTGCCGACATGGAAGATGAAGCCGTTGCAGAGCGAGTTGAAGACACAGTGATCCGAATCAATGAGCAACTCGGTGATGGTGTCAAGGAGGGAAGCATGGTGCTGAACTCGCAGGGCGAACTCTGTATGGCCCGTATGGGAGAGGCCGTACCCCTTGGACTAAACAAGAACAAGGTAAAGGGTCATACAAAAGCCGAATGCTTCAAGGCATACACCGCAATCAAGAAAGCGTTGGCAGACGTATTGGAATATCAATCAAGCCATGAGGACAATGCCGGGTTGGAGCCGCTGCTGAAAGAGTTGAACCGCACGTTTGACGCATTCACACGCACCTACGGCAACCTGCACAAGAACACCGCAATTTCATTCTTGCGCAACGATGTTGACTTTTCAAGCATCATCGCTCTTGAAACCTATTCGGAGAAAGGAGACAAGAACGGCAACAAGGTTGTCAAGACCGGCAAAACAGACATCTTCAGCCGCAGGGTGATTGAGACCGAGAAAGAGCCTCAACCCACGACCATTAAAGACGGCATACTCGCCAGCCTTTACAAGACAGGCGGAGTTGATGCGGACTACATCGCGGAAGCATTAGGCAAGAGTGTCGATGATGTGAAACGTGAAATCGTAGCAAGCGGACTTGGTTATGAGAACCCCGCCAACGGTAAGATGGAGGTGTCGTATCAGTATCTCTCCGGCAACGTGCGTGAGAAACTGCATATCGCACAGGAGAACAACGAGGACGGCCGCTATGACGCAAACATAGACGCATTGCAGAAAGCCCTGCCTATGACAATCCCTGCCCACCTCATCGAGTTTTCGATCGGCTCTTCTTGGATAGACCCGAAACTATATGAGGCATACATTGAGGAAAAGACAGGGTTAAAGGTGAAACTGACCAATGCCGGGGGAACATGGATTATGAAAACCCCGTGGAGCACGTTCAACGAGAAAAACCGTGCAATGGCAGTTGTGAGCAAACTTTGCGACAAAACAATCATGGGGCATGAGCTGATTGAGTCTGCCATGACAAACCGGTCCATAACCGTGAGCAAAACCACGAAGCATTATGACGGTACGACTGAGACCATCACAGACAAGGAAGCCACCACAGCGTGCGCCACAAAGGTTGATGAGATACGTGCGGACTTCAAGGACTGGGCACGAGGCAAGATGCAGAATGACCCGGAAATGTCGGCAACGATAGAAAGCACCTACAATGAGAGGTTCAACAACTATGTTCCCATGCGGATACCCGATGAGTTTGTCCCCAAACACTTCGGAGGACAGGTCAGCGAGTTGCACGGCCGCCCGTTTGCCCTGCGTCCGCATCAAGGCAAGGCAGTAGTGCGCGGTACCACCGAGCCGATTCTGCTTGCCCATGAGGTAGGCACAGGCAAGACATTCACGCTTATCACCACAGCAATGGAAATGCGCAGGCTTGGCACAGCACGTAAACCTATGATAGTAGTACAAAATGCAACTGTCGGCCAGTTTGTGGAGAGCGCAAAGGAGATTTACCCCAATGCAAAGGTGCTAACCATTGAGGAAGCAGACCGCACTGCAGACGGTCGCAAGAACTTCTATGCAAAAATCAAATACAACGACTGGGATATGATTGTAGTTCCCCAGTCGGTATTTGAGCGCATCCCGGACAGCGAGGAGCGTCAAATGGCATACGTCAAGGATTTCATTGAAGAAAAGATGCAGGCACTTGAAGCCATGCGCGAAGCAGACGACAGCGGCCGCAGCCCCATTGTGAGACAGGCAGAGCGCGAACTTGAAGACCTGCAAGAGCAGCTTGCCAACCTCACCGAATCACTTCAGCATAAAAAGCGAGATGGCAAGCGCGATGCCAAGACAAGGCAAAACGCAGAGGTAAAGGCAAAGGAACGACTTGACCGCGAGGTGGATGACGTAGAGAACTTTGACGATATGGGCATTGACGCAATCCTTGTCGATGAGGCACACGAATACAAACATCTTGGTTTCGCTACCGCCATGCAGCGCGGAGTCAAAGGCATAGACCCCTCTTATTCAAAAAAGGCACTTGGCGTATATCTGAAAGCGCAAGCCGTCATGGAACACAACAACGGACGCAATGTCGTGTTTGCGACAGGCACGCCGATCTCCAACACAGCAGCGGAGATATGGACGTTCATGCGCTACCTCATGCCAGCCGACCGCATGAAAGAGTACGGAATCTATTACTTTGATGATTTTGTGCGGAACTTCGGCAACCTGCAACAGATGGTCGAGTTCAAGACTAACGGCAAATTTGACGAGGTGAACCGCTTTGCCGGATACGTCAACCTGCCCGAACTTGTGAGAATATGGAGCAGCGTTGCAGATACCGTGCTTACACGTGAGGCCGGAGGTGTGAGTGATAAGATTCCCGATATAGAGGGAGGCAAGGCACATGACATCTATCTTCCGCAGACACGCGCCCTGCGCAGTATCATGAAGTATGTAAAGGACAGGCTTCAAGAGTATGAGGAAATGTCCGGCAAGGAGAAAAAGGAAAACAGCCATATTCCCCTTACCATGTACGGCATAGCCAAGGCCGCAGCGGTTGATGCACGTCTCGTTCTGAATGACGCAACCGATGAACCGGACAGCAAGACCAATGCGACTGTGCGCGAAACCCTGCGCTCATTAGAGGACAGCAAGAAATACAAAGGCACAGTCGCCATATTTGCCGACAACTATCAGAACAAACGCAGCGGCTTCAATCTCTATGAGGACATCAAGCAGAAACTTGTGGCCGCCGGAGTTCCGGAGGACCAAATTGTGATCATCAAATCGGGCATGACAGTCAAGAAGAAACTCGACATCTTTGAGAAAGTCAATGCCGGAGAAATCCGTGTCATCATGGGTTCAACATTCACCCTCGGTACCGGCGTGAACATTCAAGAGCGACTGCACACCGCAATCCATGTGGACGCGCCTAACCGCCCTATGGACTACACGCAGCGCAACGGACGTATCCTGCGACAGGGCAACCTGCATAAGGATATGGGCATACCTGTCCGCGTCCTCCGCTTCGGTGTGGAGGACAGTCTCGATGTTACCGATTATCAGCGACTGAAAACCAAAGGCGCGATAGCAGACAGCATCATGAACGGCAGCAAGATGATGCAGAACTCCATGGAGAACCGAGTGCTTGAAGAAGAGGAAGACCAGTTTGGCGACATGACCGCGCAGTTGTCGGGAAGCCAGTACGCCATACTGAAGAACCAAGCCGAGAGAGAAGTGCGCAGCCTTACATCGAAGCAGAAACAGCATGAGATAGACCAAATCTATCTGCACAATTCCATTCCAAAGGAGAAAGGCTTTATAGCAGGCGCAGAACGCAGAATCGGCATTGAGACCGCCAATCTTGAAACCATAGGCAAGTATTTCCCGGACGGCAAGATTACAAAAGTCACAATCGGCAGGCTCACCTTTGACAGCATTGAAACGATGGAAGATTTCTTCAAGGAGCAGAACGCGAATAAGAAAGAGGCTTCCGAAAAGGTACAGAGAAGCGGTGATGCCTACCACAGCAGTCTGACGGTCAATGTCAACGGACTTGACTTTGTTGTAACGACCGACATAGACCGCATTGTGAGTGACAACGGCCAGATGTCGCTTGACACCTCCACATCTATGACTCTCACCTGCGAGGAGCTTCAACTGAAAGAGGACGTGCCTTATATGCGCATGAAAGAGGCGATGAAAATAATCGCAGAGGATATTGCTACCGGCAATAAATCGCGTAAGCTGCTTTCAGACGCACAATACAGTCTCAGCAACCATACCGAGCAACTGCAGCAGATGGAAGCACGCTATGGAAAGGAATTCGCATACAGCAAAGAACTTGCCGCCGCACAGGAACGGTTGGAGGAATATACCGCCAAGATGCGTGAGGAAATGATGGAAAAGGAGAAGAAGTATGCCGAGATGGATAGAGTCGTTGATGCTGCCACCGAGATTTCGTTAAATGAGGACGATGGAGACACCCCCATCAGTGGTGACGGCAACAAATATCGTGAAAATGATATAGATTATTCTTTATCTGACACAGACCCTATTGCTATGGAAGCTCGTGTTTCAGACTTATCAAAAAAGCTACATACTTCTATAAGGATAATATTTAGTTCAAAAGAGTTGCAATCAATACCAACACGAAGAAAACGAAATGCAAAGGGTTGGTGGAGTCCAGAGGATAACGGCGTGGTTGTCGTTCTGCCAAACAATGTCAATGTCGCGGACGTGGATAACACGGTCGTACATGAGGTTGTCGGACACAAGGGACTGCGTGCGCTTGTCGGTGCAAAGCGTTTTGATGATTTCATCGGAGAAGTCTATTCACACGCATCCAATCCGATCCGTAAAGTCATTGACAAAATGACGGATAATATGGTTACTGAAGAAGCCGACCGCCTGCGTGTGCGCAAGAGCGTGGCACATGAACGTGCCGGAGAAGATGTGAACTCGCATTACTATACCGACATGGCCGAGGCCCGCATAGAAGCCGAGAAGAAGCGTGAACAATTCCGCAAGGAAGCCACGGAAGAATATATGTCAGACCTCGGCGGTCGTATCGGCAGTGAGGGCTTTGAGAAGATGAGCCGTGATGAACTTACACTTTGGGGTAAAATCAAAGCCAAAGTTCAGCAGTTTCTTGATAAATTCCTGCAAGGGTTGAAGATTGCCAAGAGCATCCGGCTCAATGACAAAGACCTCTCATACATTCTCTACAAGTCATGGAAGAACCTGCACAAGAAAGGTGTCTTTGATGAAGCGGAGGATACTGTAAGGCGAAGGCAGTCCGGTTATGATGACGATGCTGTTACTCGCTTCCGAGACCCCGGTCTTGGATTAGAGGAAACAATTACCAAAATGAAAGCCGAGGCGATGCAAGCCAACGCAGGCAATTTGCAGGCGAAGCGCGATGCTATGCGTGCAATCGGCGGGAACCTTAATCATCTGCGCCAAGCAATGGCACGTCAGCGAGAGTATGACATTACCACTGTCAAGAGTGTCAGCGACCTTGCGCGTGTCCTTATGGAGACAGGATTGCTCGATGATTTAAGCAAGTATGAAACCAAGCGCATACTTGGTGCGATCAACAATGTTGTGGGCAAGCAGGATGTCAGCCAGTATGTTCAAAAGGTAATGGACATAATGGTGGATAATCAGTTGCGATTGGGTGCCAACACCCTCGGCAGGCTGTTGAGTATCCGGGGCAGTCGCGTTGATGCGCGCGGTATCGAGGTGCAAGGCGAACTGGACCCGGACGGACAACGCATTGCGCAGGTGGTAAGGAAGTCAACTTCCCTACCAAAAGATGATATTGAGAATCATATCGCCGAAGCAATAAACCGCATGAGCAGCACTGACAACGCCATTGCCGATGAAGCGACAATCGAATATGCAGGTCTGCAAATCGCACGCCAGTATGTTGAGGACATTACCGAGAGCAAAGCCGAGGAAAAAGAATTGCGCGACTCAATCAAGCAGGCGAAAGAGGATAAGAACGCCGGACAAATGACCGAAGCGGCATATAAGCAGTATGTAGAGGCAACTAACGATGCAATTCGTCAAAACAAGATTGACCGGGCCGAAGCGTTCCATTCTCTTGTGGAGCAGGTGGGCGATGTGTTGAGTGGTAGCATTGAGCGTGCAAAAGCATGGCGCGAAGCCGAGAAACAGCGCGTTGAGGAAATCCATCACAATGCCAACTCCGACATGGAGGGACGTCCGACCGATGAACACCATAAAGATAACCGCACGCAGAAAATTGTGAACAATAGTTTCGCGCGTTTCCTGCTTGCCCCTCTCGCCACTTTTGACCAGATGCTTCGAATGTTCGGCAAGAAGAACATTCGCGGAGAGGGCTATCTGTGGAACCGTTATATGCGCGGTTGGGTAGAAGCCACCGAGAAGGAATACACAGGCTATCGTGATGCACTGAAAGTGCTTGATGCTAAAGTCAGTGAAGTATTCGGAAAGGATATGTCATGGGGAGACCTCTTCACTATTGACCGTAAACTGCCGAAAGCCAATGTTACATTTTGGGATGGAGGCGAAATGAAAGACCACGAACTGACGCAAGGCAATCTGCTGTATATCTATATGGCAGACAAGATGAGCGACGGACGCATGAAGTTGCGCAGAATGGGTATCACGGAGGATGATATTGAGAATATCAAGAATTTCCTTGACCCTCGTTTCATTCAACTTGCAGACTGGATGCAAGAAGTGTTCCTTGTTGACAAACGCAACGAGTATAACGAGGTACACAAGCGAATGTTCGGCGCGTCAATGGCCGCTATTGAGAACTATTTTCCGTTGAAGATACTTGCCAATGCAAGATTAGAGAATGTTGATGTGGCAGATGACACCACGGAGACCGCTCTGCCTGCGACCTCAACGGGCAGCATCATCAAGCGCAGGCGCAACAACCTCGCGCTTGATGTGACCGGGGCAAACGCTTTCTCTGTAATTCTCGACCACCTACAGCAAATGGAGCGTTGGGCAGCTTTCGCAGAGTTCAACCGGGACCTCAACACCCTGCTTTCATACAAGCGTTTCCGCAACCAAGTTATGAATATGAGCAGTGTGTATGGCGCAGGTAAAACCTTATGGAACAATTTCCGTAACGTGTGCAGTATGGCCGCAGGCGCATATCGTCCCCCGATTGCAGCTCTTGACAAATCGGCTGTCAACATAGCCAAAGGAGTAACGGCCGCAAAAGTAAGTTTCCGCATATTCACGGCATTAAAGCAGTTCCTTTCAATGCCTGCATACATATCGGACAGCAATCCGAAATACCTTGCTGCCAATATCGCCAATCCAATAGGCGCATGGAACTGGTCTATGAAGAACCTACCCCTATTTGAGAAGCGTTGGAATAGCCGTATGGCAGGAGACCCCAAACTTTTGAAAACCGATATGGACTGGAAGATGTGGCGAAGCCGTGCTGTAGAGTTAGCCTCTCGCGTGGGTATGGCCCCCAATGCCTTTGTGGACGCACTGACAGTGGCAATCGGCGCACACTCCATGTATCAGACAAAACTTGCCAAGTACAAACGACAAGGTTATGACCCTGACGTAGCAGAGAAGAGAGCGAAGCAGGACGCAACAATCCTCTTCAATCAGACCCAGCAGTCAAGCGAGGGCGCGTTCCTTTCGACAATGCAAGTTGACCGATCATGGCTGAGCGTACTTTTCACGGTGTTCCGCAACTCCTCTATGTCGTACAGCCGCCAACTCTATGATGCAATGCGCAATCTTCAACATCGTGGCATAAAAGGTTATAAAGACCTTTCGCAGGAATTTATGGCGAAGCAGATGAAGCGTGACGGCATAGACCCCGACCAAGCCGACCGCAACGCCAAGCAGGAATACCGCCGAGGCATTGTGTGCGACCTTGTGCGTGTGGGAGTATTCGGCTACATTCTTCAGTTCGCGTGGAATTTAGGTGCATATCTTCCTTATCTTATCCTCGGAGACAATGAGGATGAGAAAGACAAGATGATGGATGATGTGTTCAATCACACCATGTTTGGAAGCATTGAGGGCCTGACCGGAGGCGATGTGATGAGTGCTGCCGGAAATATGTTAGTATCGGACGAGGGTAATCCTGCCTACCTGACAAAAGATATGCCGTTAGCAAGCGATGTCCTTTCTATTCTCAAAAAGATAGACAAAGACCAAGTTTCGGCCATGAACGATGTCATCAATCTTTGCGTGCAGTCGGGTCTCGGTGTCAATCCCCAGTCATTGACGGATGCAGTTACCGCCGTCATGGATTTCTGCGGAGACGATGCAGAGACCTCGCGCGAGTGCGCGTTACTGATAGCACGAGTGCTGAACTGTCCGCAGAGCCAAATTGACAAAATATATTTTGATGAACTTGACGCTTCGGCCCGGGATGCAAGTAAAATGACCCCCTCGGAAATTGCAGAGCGTTATGCCCGATACAAAGTAAGACGTGGCGCACCTCTTACCGGTTGGGCGTATGGGAGCGAACAGCGCGAGAAACTAATGGAGAAGTACCGCACGCGGAGCAATACCCTCGCAAAGGAGCGTCTTGCCACCGCGACCGACAAGGCGGTAAGTCCGAACATGGCAGACCTGCTCGGAGAGTATCAGCAGACCAAAGAGCGCGTCAGCGAAATCAACAAGGTCAAGAGCCGCGATGAGGACCGGTATTATGACTTGCTTGATGAACTGGAAACGACACCCGAATATGACCGCTACCAAGTTATCAAGGAATATAAGCGAGATGTTGACGCACTCACAAAAGAATGGTTGAAAGCCGAGACTCCTGCCGAGCGCGATTCCTGCGCACAGGCGATAATCTCTCTCAAAAGAGAAATGATGACAGAGTTACAGAAAGCACAATAGTTAAACGACCGGGGATGATGCAAGGAGTTATCTTTGCATCATCCCCAATAATCTCAACAACCAATGGCAAAAAAATTACATAAAGCAAGTTGCGTGATGCCACGTTCGGAACTTGACACAGTGGCACGCGCCAAAAGTATGAACGAACGTGGCAGAGCCTTTGATGTGTTGTGGGAAGCACAGCAATACTGGCAGGCTATGGAGACATTTCGCCAAGACCGCGAACGCAACAAGAAATACACCTACGGCAAGCAGTGGGATGATTACATCTGCATTGACGGCAAGATGGTAAAGGAAGAGGACTACATCAAATCGCAGGGTAATGTCGCTCTAAAGAACAATCTTATCCGGCGAATGGTGCAGGCAGTCCTCGGCGTGTACCGTAGTCAAGCTAAAGAGCCTACCTGCACAGCACGCGACCGCGATGAGCAGAAATATGGAGAAACGATGTCAACGGTTCTACAATGCAATATGCAACTCAACCGTATGACCGAGATTAACGCCCGATGTATGGAGGAATTCCTAATCTCCGGCTTTGTCGTTCAGCGTAAATGGTATGGTTGGAGAGAGAACAAACTGGACTGTTGGACGGACTATGTTCAGCCAAACAATTTTTTCATAGACAACAATATGCGTGATTTCCGAGGATGGGATGTTTCATGTCTCGGAGAAGTCCATGATGTGTCTTTTGAAAGCCTATGTGAGCGTTTCGCACACAATTCAGCAGACTATGCACGCCTCGCAGAGATATATGCACAGGCACGAGATAAAGCGACAATTGGAGCAACATACGACAATTTCGGCTATCCTTTGCAGGGATATTATGATTTCCTCGTACCGCGCGACATAACCCGGTGCCGTGTAATTGAGGTGTGGCGCAAAGAGAGCAAGCCTCGTTATCGCTGCCACGATGTCAACAACGGCGATGTATTCAAAATTGATATTGAAGATTTTGAAGAACTTGTCGGCAGTGTCAATCGTGAGCGAATGCGTGAGGCGCAGGACCTCGGTATGGATATGAACGATGTGCCGCTTATCCGGTATGAATGGTTCATGGACTCTTACTGGTACTTCTATTGCCTGACGCCTTTCGGGGATATTCTCGATGAGGGAGAGACCCCATACGAACACAAGAGCCACCCTTACGTGTTCAAAGCATACCCATTCATAGACGGAGAGATTCACTCGTTTGTTAGCAATGTTATCGACCAACAGCGTTACACCAACCGCCTTATCACGATGTATGACTGGATTATGCGTGCAAGTGCAAAGGGTGTGTTACTCTTCCCTGAAGAGTGTCTGCCTAAAGGGATGTCAATAGAAGATGTTGCCGATGAGTGGGCGCGGTTCAACGGTGTGATAATGATAACACAACCCAAGGTAGGAACAGCATTGCCACAGCAGGTTGCCAACAACTGCACGCAGATAGGCATAACCGAGTTGCTGAATATGCAACTGAAATTTTTTGAGGATATATCGGGTGTAAACGGCGCATTGCAGGGTAAGCCGGGTTACAGCGGTATGTCGGCAAGCCTTTACAATCAGCAGGCGCAGAACGCCACCACGTCATTGCTTGATCTGCTTGATACGTTCTCTATGTTTATCCGTGAGGGTGCGACAAAGGATGTCAAGAACATTCAGCAATTCTACGATACTCCGCGTGTGTTCAATATCGCAGGCAAAAACTCTACCATTGTGGAGTATAATCCGAAGAAGATACGCGATGTTGAATTTGACCTCTCTATTGTTGAAAGCACGGCGACCCCTGCTTATCGTGCATTGTCTAATGACATACTGATGAAATTGTTTGAGATGCAGGCTATCTCAGTTGAGCAGCTTCTTGAACATGGTGATTTCCCATTTGCCGATGAGCTTCTTCAGAGCATCAAGAGCCAAAGGGAACAATTAGAGCAGGGACAGATGCCGGACGGATTATCGCCCGACCTTGCGCAGCAGGCACAGCAGGGCGCGAACATGGATGCCATTCAGCAGGCACAGCAAATGTTACAGCAATAAATCACTCTTAGAAAACGGCCTCGGAAACGGGACCGTTTCTTTTTGGTCTTTTGGTTTTCCGTTTCGGTAAAATTCTCGGCATGTCCATTTCGTAGAAGCATATATGCAGACCGATTGCTCTTGTCATAAGCAAGTCATCATGATGCCCTATGATAGCACCATAAGAGCCGTTTTGTTTCCGTTCATAGGTAAGATATTCATCAAGACACCGGCGGTCTCTCTCTGTGTAGATGTGATCGCGGATAGCCTTGACAAGAGTTGAAATTATCATAGGCTTTGTTGCGATGTTGGTGTGAAAGCCATACTTGCGAGGAATGCCCTGCCTTATTTCATCCTCCGATTGACGGCGTGCGTAGAGGTTGGGATATATGGTAGAGATTTGATTGAGGATATATTGTGACTGGTCTCCACCCTCAACCTGTCTTTCGCGGTCGTGAGTTTCCAGTGTGTTACTCTCAATAACAAGGAGCGAGTCATTATAATAGGCCGCCACCTGCGCAGCTTTCCAAGCGAGGCGGTCAATATCGCAATGTCCGTACCATTGTGCGACAACGGCAGGACGCTCCCCCTCAATCATATTCATACGGTCGATAACGAGTATAACCGACCAGTCGGCTTTATCTGAACGGCCGCCAACGTCAACAATTGTCAGATAACGGTCCGTAATCTCAACCTCATCATCATCTTCCGGCTTTGCCCATATCCATAACCGGCCCTGCGTATCTTCTTTGAAACGCAAGTGTTCAATAGCCTTTTCTCCCTCATCGCCGTCTGCATATACTTCGCCGATAAACCGTGGAGGACGGCAGGCTTTATCAAATTCCTCTACTTGGTACTTATCAAAGACCATAGTGCCGGAATGTACAAACGCCTCAACATCGTCAGACGGAAATTCGGAAGCCATAACCGCATGGCTGTTCTTGCCACTGCGCTCTTGGATATACCAATTGATAGCCTCCAACCTCGCACCCTTTTCCCACAGCCACCAAAGATAACGACCGCTTTCCTCACGAGCGGTCAACACGTTATCATTCGTTCTATTCTCATAGAGCCAACGTGCAAACTCTTTCAGTTTTTCGGCGTTCTCAAACGGCAATGAATACTGTTCAATCTGAAACCATGCAATAAAGAGCGCGTCAAACTGGGAGGGAGTATTCGGGTCAGCCGCAGCCTTGTATTCAGTATGAAAGAAATTACCCGTGCCGTTTGCCGTTGACTCCATTACAATCATAGTGAGAGGTCGTAGAAGAATACCCGAACAAGCAGACCGCACAATATCTTCAGGCGATTTTCCCTCGGTCTTTTTCCAAATACCGACCTCCGACAAATGAACGAGAGAATATGCACCACCACGACACCCATCGGGACGTTCGGCAGTACCGACCTTTATCTTACAGTTGCGTTGAGGCACGCGAGAAGTTGACCCGGATTTACCAACCCCAACCATTTTAGGCTCATTTTCTGAAAATGTATCTCCCATTTCGTGTAACAACTCCACCGGGTATGCCTTAATCATGGTATCGAACATATCCTTGATTTCATCGGATGCAGCTCCCTGATGCGCAATTATCAGCGAGTTCAGACCGAGAGCGTGAAAAAATTGCAACCACATCATATAAATCTGTGTAGTCGTAGAGCCGCCCCACTGACGCGCTTTCAGAAGAATCAGACGAATAGGCATACCTGCCCTGCGCTTCTCTTCAAAATGAGATACCAGTATGCGTTGAGGATAGCGAAGCCGAAACAACACATCCGCCCCTGCGTCCTTATTGTGTATCCATACAAGGGAAGCCGCCCAAAAAGGAAAGTCATCGCGATAGCGCAGACGAATAAATTTCTCCGATACCTTGTGAAAATCGGTATCATTCGGTTCAACCTGCAATACATCGGAGAGGAAAGCATCAATAGAGCCTGCTGAAACAAGTTTTTGCACGAATGGGATATTCATCATATCGACAGGCAACCACTGGACCGGCATAACGAAATCGGAGATAGTTACACAAACCCTCTCCCCGATAGAACCTTCTCCAGTAAGATAGTCGCAAGGAGCGAACATTACCTCATTGCGGCGGTCGTTCTCCGTCAATATTTTGTCTATATCGGTCATGCTGTCTGTCATACCAACCATTCTTAATGCGATATATGAACTCTCCAACAGTGCGAGGTGTAAAATAGAATTTCGGGGCAGGTTGATTAACAATGATTGAGACCAATTCAAAGAGCGACTTATCGGGATGCTCATCGCGGAGAGCAATGTATCTGCGGAAAATTTCTTCAAACATCTCGCGTTTATTCGGGCGCATACGCGAGAAAGGCTTTCCTACCAACATACGCGATACCTCAACGGCTGCTCTTTCCTCGGACACCCAAAAGCGTCTTGCAGGAGACTGCGCCACTTTTTCAAAAATTTCGGGCATAACAATGTAATTAGCCAACGCAAGTTGCTCATGATATACACGCATGAGGTCATCGTTGCGCTGGCGTGTGAAGTCCATTATCGAGCCGAAATGTTTAGCCATCTATTCCATTGCAATGTTGATTGAGTTACACGATGATTGTCAACACCTACAAAGTTAGCCAATTCGCGTCACAAAACTTAAAAGGCCCCCCTGTAAATTTAAAAGTATTTTTGCAGGTAGTTAGAACCCCAACCATAATATCATTAACAAAATGGCTGAAAACAAGAAAGTTAAGAGCAGACGCGACCAACATATTGAGCGGTTGCGCAAGAAATACCCCGAAAAGAAATTCGAGGATGATGAGGAGATATACGGCACTATTTCCGATGATTACGACCAATACGAGCAAGAATTGGAGGGGTACAAGAGCAGGGAAAAAACTTTGTCCGATATGTTTGCCGCCGACCCTCGCAGTGCGCAGTTCTTAACCGATATGCACAATGGCAAAGACCCAGTTCTCGGTCTTGTGCGGAATTTCGGCCTGGAAATTAAGGACGTTCTTGATGATCCCGAAATGCAGGAACAGATTGCAGAAGCAAACAAGGACTTTGTTGAGCGTACCGCCAAAAGCAAGAAATTAGATGAAGAGTATGAGGCCAACATGGACACTACCCTTGAAACCCTGCGCCAGTTTCAGACCGAGCGCGGAATGAGCGATGAAGATGTTGACAAGGTAGTTGACTTTCTGCTCACAATCGTGCGCGACGGCGTAATGGGCAAGTTCAGCACTGAAACGCTCGATATGGCTTGCAAGGCTCTCAACTACGATGCGGACGTAGCGGCCGCCGGAGAAGAAGGGGAAATCGCAGGACGCAACACCAAGATTGTCGAAGGCCTCCGCAAGAGCAAGAAAGGAGACGGCATTGCACCTCTCGGCGGCAAGAACGGCGAGGGAGCAGGCGCACCGAAGAAATCACAATCAATATTTGACCTCGCAAACGAAGCATAGGCAATGGACGGAGTAGTCGTACAATGTGTTCCGAGTTCACATCGGCTGACACCAACCAAAGGGAGCGCAGGGTTACGCACCCAAGTTCCCGGAGCAATCGCATCAGTAAGCAACCTCGCAGGGGCGACCGGCGGTATAAAGCCGGGCAACCTTGCTCAACGTGATACAAAATAATCATTAACCCTCTAAATTTTTAAGACATGGACGGAGAAACCGTAAATGTAGGTGGTACTAATCCCACCCCAACGCCGGGAACAGCCGGTGTTCAGTCGCAGGTCGGAGGCGCAGCCACAACCGTCAGCAATGTCGCAGGCGCGACAGGTGGCGTAGGCCCCGGCAATCTCGTACAGAGCGACCTTGACAACGAACTTTTCAAGTTCAAATCCGATGACACTCCGCTTATGCAGCTCATGCTGAAAGCGAAGAAAGTCAAAGTCAACTCGCCTGAAGTTGACCATTACATGATTGACGAGCCTCGTTCAAGCATCACCACCACGGACGCAGTAGCTAAAGGTACAACCCAGCAGTTTATTCTGCCCGTACCCTCTAATGATGCCTCAATTCCTCGTCCCTACGGCACTCTGCTTGCCAAAGGAGTGGACGGCTACACCGAGGACGGTCAGACCGCCACGCCGGGCAAAGACCTCATGTTGTTCGTTGTGGGACACGACCCCTCCACAGGCAACCCGATTGTTCGCGCAGTCAACGGACCAAAGGCTTCAAAAGCCGATGAATACTGCACCACGCCTGCCATTCCTGCCGGAACGACACTCATCATCCTCTCCAACGCACTCTACGAGACGCAGAAAGAGGTTGACCCCGACCTCATCGTTCCGCAGCCCACAACCGTGTACTTGCAGAAGCGCGGTATGAACCAGATTGTATCCGACTACTACGAAGCGCAGAAGAAGCGCATTCCGTTCGGAAAGGCTGTTATTGCCGAAGCAGCCATTACCAACTTCAAAGTTCGCGGTAACCGTACCCTCTACGCAGGACGCAAGGGCAAGATAAAAGTGCAGACCTCCAAAGTAGGTGTTCAGGATATCTATTTCACCGAGGGCGTCCGCTATCAGGTCAAGAAAGAACTCCAGCACATCGGCAAGTGGAGCGTTGAGGAAGTTATCGCACTTGCCAAGATGGTGTTCACCGGCGAGGATGTACCCAAGAGCGTCATCTGCCTTGCAGGTAAAAATTTCCTTGAAAACATCCAGTGCATTGACTACTCAAAGCACCCTGAAATTCAGATTTCATCCAAGACCAATCCCGTAGGTTGGGTTGTTACCAACTTCCACACAGTATTCGGAGACCTTGAATTCAAGCATGATCCGACCCTTGACCGCCTTAAATGGAGTAACTCTGCGTTCATCGTTGCACCCGACCGCCTTGTACACTACCAGTACAGCGCGGAACACTCATCGCGTGACCGCATGGAGGGCGAAGAGGCAACCCGCGAGTCCATACTCGTGTGGGATGCACTCGCGCTCAAAGGCTCATGCCACGTGTGGATCAACGGCGAAGCATCGACCGCCGACGGCAACCTCAACACCGACGCAACGCACTTCCACCTCTACGAGGGGGGCGCAGACGCGCCCGAGAACCCGGCAGACGGCTGTGTGTTCTATATGCTTTCGGACTGCCCCGGCATAGCCGACACCGCTGTCAAGGGTACGCTTTGGCAGTATAATGGCGGCAAGTGGGTAGAGTATGCCGGTGACGTCATGGCAACCGACTAACCCTTTTTATCAACCGAAATCAACTAATCAGAGGCGGACAGGTAGCAATGCCGTCCGCCTCTCTTAGTAAAACTCCTAACGACAATGAATAAGAAAAAAATCACTTACGGAGTATCCGGCATGATGGAGTATCAAGCCGTTGTCAAGGTGGGCAAGAAAAACGTAAGTATCAACTTCTCGGACGGCTCGATAAGTGCAATGGGCACTAATCCTGCCACCTACACCACCGACAATATCATCATTCAGAACGCTATCGAGGCGAGCAGTGACTTCAAGCGCGGCCGCATCAGCATCGTGCGGTCAATAGACCTCGCCGAAGAGTTGCCCATATTCCGCAACACTCCGACTCCTGCGCTCCAGTCTGAGAAGCAGACCGAGAACGAAGTACCTGCCAAGCAGGAGGAGACCGCAGAGAAAGCACCCGAGCAGACAGGGGCAGAGACCCCCGAAGCCGCCGAAGAGTCTGCGAATCTCACACAAGTAGAGTTTTCATGCAATGATGATGCAAAGGACTACCTTGAGCAGAACTTCGGCTTCATCCGCAGCAAGCTGCGCAACCGCGAGGACATTGTGAACGCAGGTAAGCAGAACGGAGTAGAAATCCTCTTTGTGTAAACATCCGGCGACATGGTGTACAAAATCCCACATATAGCGCGAGACGTGCGTATCGCCATAGACGAAAATAAAACGAGCGAACAACTGATAGCCGATGAGGATATTGACACCCTATCGTTGGATGAAATTATTCGCTCCAAGATAGTAGAGGCGGTACGGCGTATTGTCACGGAAGCACCCACGCATCTGCTTGACGGCGGTGTGCCGTTCGGCGATGCTGTCTATTGGCGAAGCATGGGGTCGGGTTGGATATTATTGCCCGATGACTTCATGCGCCTTTTAATATTCAAAATGAGCGATTGGGAACGGCCCGTGTATGAGCCAATCACAGCCGCCGATCCTCAGTATCAACTGCAATTCTCACGATACAAAGGTTTGAGAGGAAATCCGCAGAAACCAGTTGTGGCAATTGTCAGCCGAGCAGAGGGGCGCGCACTTGAACTATTCTCTTGCAAGGATACTACCGCGACCGTAGAACAGGCAGTGTACTTTCCACTTCCGAAAGTTGACTGCGAGGGAGGTATTGAAATCCCGGAGCGTTGTTATCAGTCGGTTGTGTATGAAGTCGCCTCACTTGTCCTTGCCACAATCGGGCAAAACGACCTATCCTCAACAATGTCAGAACTCAGCAAACAACTTTTAGTATGAGCCAAATTAAAACAACCGAAATAGAGGGTGATGTGTCTGTCGGCAGACACGTTACCGCAGGCGGTAATGCAACAATTCAAGGCAATACGACAGTCAAAAAAAATCTCAAAGTTGAGGGTTGGCTCGATGCACGAAACATCAAAGGCCCCAACAAAGGAATATTTCTGACGGTCGTGAAACTCCGTGAAGCATATCCGCTTCCTCATGATGGTTGGTGGGCATTGGTCGGCAACACACTCCCTGCACCCCTTTACATCGCTGACGGCGGTGCTTGGGTCGCAACCGGCGAGACCGCAGGGAATCCGACCATTGACAGCCAGCAGTACAATGAAGCCGTAGCCGCTCTTGACGCAGACCTCAAAGCGGTGGCCGCCGATGTGACGGAAAACAAGCAGAGTATCTCACAAATCCGCACGCAGATAAACACAATAGGCAGTTCGGTCAATACTCTCACATCCGATGTATCCGGCTTGAAAACCCGAATGACAAGCGCGGAAAGCAAAATTTCATCCTTTGCCGAAAGCAAAGGCAAGGCCGGGGGCATAGCCCCACTCGGCACAGACGGCATGATTCCGTCTCAATATATCCCCGGCAGTTACGATGATGTCAAGGACTTCGGCGCAATGGTTGAAGGAGTGACAGTACAAGAGCAAGGAGCAGAGAGCAGAAAGTCAACAGAAGCAGGGGCTATGGTAGTTTATGATACTATAATCAATCGCTTTCTGCTTGCCATATCCATTTTCAACATTGATAACACGGTTGATTGGGGAGGTGTTCTGCGACCGAACTTCATTGTTAATCCGAGAGCGGCAGAACCAGTCAACACCCCTGTAGGCCAGCATTGGACCACAAACGAGCTGTCAGGAAAGCATGAGCTGATAACAGACTCTTTCAGGTACTATAAGAGTTGGTCAGACCAAGAGCTATACGGAACGCCCGATGCAAACGGCATAATACCGCATACCGACAAACTCTTTGTGCTGACCTCTCGCAACATGGCATATCGGTGGAGCGGCAGTCAGTTGGCAATAACCGGCTCCGACCTCGGTCTTGGCGAGACATCATCAACAGCCTACCCCGGCGACAAAGGCAAGGCAGCTAAGGAACTCGCAGAAGAGAACAGGAAAATCCTTAACGAACTCACGCCCTTTGTATCAGGAGCATTGCTCATTAATGTCAATCAGTTAATAGACTCCGACGAGCCGCTTGACAGCCTTGCCACTGCGTTAACTTGTGTGCCCGGAAATATGCGTCTCGGCGGCGCAATCGTCACGTTCCTGCTCTATTCAGAGGACGGCGACGAGATGAAAAGCCAATGGGTAGCATACCAATGGCAGAAAGTCTTTTATGACGAAACCGCAAACTGGGAGGACGTAGAGCAGTGGGAACCGTTCGGCAACGGAGGCGCAGCCTTAGGCAACATCTTCAATCTTACGAACGAAGTGCCGACCCCAGACCCTAACGAGATATTCTACAGCATAAACAGCGAAAACGACAGCTATAACGCGCCGAAAGTCGTGTATGCTCAAGGCAAGGCCGCACTCGGTATGCAGATAACCTTTGCCATAGCCAAAGGGTCATGGAAGACATATCAGTATGTAGGAACGACAACCGAGCCGACCAACGCCGCATTCTTCAATCCCGACAATTGGATAGACCTTGCCGGAATGTCAGCCGGGTCAGAGCCGCTTATCAATGTCAACGCGACGTGCGACAACATCGAATACACATTAAGCACGGCAATCAAGGCATTGCAGGACAAGGAAGCGGCAACAGGCATAAAGTATTTCAAAAGCGGCATAGTGCTGACCTACAAGACCGCAGAAAAGGACAGCAAGGGCGCACCCGTGTGGGAAGCCTATCAGTTCACACGCGAGGTTGCAGACATCAACCCTGCCGATCTGAAGCCGTGGATACCTTTCGGCGGCGGTGGAAAAAGCGAAATCGAAACCAAAGACGACCCAGTCGCCGGTGGTAAGGACGCACTATCCACAGGCGGTGCATACAAGCATATCCCGACCAAATACCGTGTGAATCAGGAGGACGGCACCGTTACCATTCAGCCCATGAACGAGGCAGACGAAGAAATCGGCGAGTCAATCACATTCTTTGCTTCACAAGGTGGCGGTGGCGAAGTGTCAGGCACAATCGTGAATATCAAATTCCGGGAGTCGCCCCTATACGGTGCTGTCGGCAAAGACATCATCGGCCATGCCTGTATCCGTTCAGTGACGCAGTTGGGAGCAACCGAGCAGCTCAACTCGATTGTGTCGCTGAAGCTCATAGACCGCGACACCAACGTAGTCATACGCGAGTGGACTGTAAACACACGCTCATCGGACGAGGAAGAATACAACTTTGAAATTCCTTTTACCGATATGTTCGACGGAGCAAGCTCTCGCCGTTTCCGTTTGGAGGCAACCGATGACACCGATCATAGCGGCTACCGCTTCATCACGGTTACCGCCGTTGACGCAACGGTGGAAAGTACGCAGGTGCTTAACTACACATCGGACTATGTGATACCCTACGGCGGTACAAGAGCCGTAAATGTGCCTCTCTACAAATTTCCGCAGAATGTCAGCGAGAAAGGCATTCAGGCTTTTATCGAAATATTGTGGGAGGGTGCATGGCGACCGCTGACCGCGACACCGCCGACACACTTCGACGCATACAGCAACAGTGCGCAGTTCAACCCGACCAACCTTTTCGGCGGCGGGGAGAAAATGCAGCACGGCGCATATCCTGTGCGCATACATGGCCGCGACGTGGCATCGGGAGTAACCGGCAACACGATTTATACCGCAGTGATGTGTATCGACCCCAACAGCAGCGTGCCTGTAGTGGCTCTGCGATACAACGACACAGGCGACGGCACAGTGCGCCTGTACGACCGTGTAAAGGTTGAAGTGGCCGCATACAACCCCAATCCGCAGGTGCTGTCAACATTCGTCGCACTGAAAGCAGACGACCGCATACTTGGCCGTTACGAGCTTGGCGCAAACCAAATCGAGACCGCCGAAATGCAGGTGTCGGGCTACAAGAGCGACGGCAGCGACAAAATCAACATTAAAGCAGAAGCATACGAGGGGGACACCGTGCTTGCGACATCATGCACAGTAACCCTTACCGTGAAAGGCTCTGCGATAGACGCCGCACTCATGGACGGCGCACTCTATCACTTCGACTTCTCCGGGCGCAGCAACTCCGAGCCGTCACATGAGATTGTGGAGGACGGCTACCGCATCGACGTACACGGGGCGAACTGGAGCAGCAACGGCTTTGTTAATTATCTCGGCCAAAACGCCCTGCGCATTGCGGAGAATGTGACGGCAGAGCTAAACCACGCACCTTTCTCGTCGCGCACGATTGAGGCAACCGGCATGGCTTATCAGATAATGTTTGCGACCAACAATATCAAGGACGCAGACGCTATGCTGCTGAAATGCCTCGACCCCGACAACGGCGCAGGTTTTTTCATAAGGGGCAACAAGGTAGGACTGCAATGCAGGACCGGCTCACCGGCACTTATAGAGCGCCGTTTTCCTTGCGGAGAAATGCACACCGTCGCTGTCGTTGTAGAGCCGTCAACAATCTCAATCAACCGCAACGGCACGGAATGGGCCACGATGCGCATGTATCTCGACGGCGAACTTGTCGGTGCAATCGGCTACAACCCCGGCGGCAGCCGCCTGTTGAACATGAAGAATGTAACGATGGACGGCACGGACGGCGACCTGTATCTCTACTACATGCTGTCGTATCAAAGCTACTACGATTGGAGTCAGGCATTCCGAAACTACATAGTAAAACAGACAGACACCGACGCAATGATAGCGGAATTCAACCGCGAGAACGTGCTTGTGTCGCAGAACGCCGAGGGTACTACTTCCATGCGACCGAGCGCACCTCTGCTTTTTGCTCAGGGTATGCCATACTGTATTTTCGTGGCCGACGACGACGTACACAATCAGTTTGATTTCGGCAAGGGAGTTGACGACGACGGCACATCCACGTCGGACAAATTCAAGATGACAGTCTATTATTACCACCCGACAATGCCGTGGCGGTCATTCAAGGCTGTCAACTGCGAGATACGCCGTCAGGGAACGACATCGGCCAAGCGACCGAAAAAGAACTACCGCATCTATATCAAGAAAGCCGCCGAGGTCATTGCTCTCTATCCCGACTACACCAACGATGACGCACTGACAACCTACGCGCTTTTTGCAATGAAGAAAATCCGCGTAACCGAGAACTCTATCCCTGTAGATGTTATCACAATCAAGGTGGACTACTCCAATTCAGGCGGAGCAAACGACTGTTCGGTGTGCGACATGGTGAACGCTACATACCGCGCACTCGGAGAAGAATTCCTGACACCGGCGCAGCGTTGCTACGACGGCACATGGGATAAGAGCGACGTACACCTGAGCGGCCTGCAGATGAACCACTCGACGGCCAATCATCCGATAGCCGTGTTCCGGTCCAACAGCGACACGCTGCAAAACGTGTGGTTTGAGGCCAAAGGAAATTGGAAAGAGGACAAGGGCGAACAGGTAGCACTCGGCTTCAAAGATGTACCCGGCTATAACAAAGGCTGTCTCAACTTCCAAGACGAGGTGTTCAATTGGGTATGCGGCAATCCGGGAGAAACTCTTGACCAAATGGAGGCCCGCTTCAAGACAATGGAGGGTCTCGACACAGGTATGCCGTATCTTCTCTATCCGTATTGCAGCCGCAACTACCGCTTCATGCGCTATCAGGGCGGCGAGTGGAAGAATACTACAGGCTCGTGGATATGGACAGGAGCAAAGACACGCACCATCACAGGCGACGTGCTTAACCCCGTAGGCGGCTTCGAGCTATTGACATACGAGGGCTTCGACTGGTGGCAAGGTGTATCCTCAGTTGAGGACATGATGAGGCCGTCGAAAAATATCTCGAAGTGGGTGCAGAAGCTCATTGACAAATCAAGTTCAGGCGTTACAGGTGAGGAATTCCCGGCATGGACATTCTACTTTGAATGTATGGTTGACAACGACGCATTACAGGCAGACTTGGCTATGGGGCGTGTCGTTCCATTCGAGCTGTATATACAGCTTCGGCTGTGCGACTATTGCGACTACGCAAAGCACCAAGACGAGTGGGTGGAGCGTTGGAGCAACAATGCCTACAAATTCCGCAACGTCCGTGCCGACATGGTGTATCTCGCCGACGCAGACTATCAAAACGAGTTTGACTCGCTGTCGAAAAACCACCAGCCGATGCACTTCCTACTCGAAGGCCACAACGTGGTCAACGGCGTTTATGACCCCGACAAGGAGGGAGCGACATCGCCCACCGGCTTTAACTGCGACTTTGTGCTGACACGTCAGCCCGTGGTGCAGAATGCCAACAAGAAGTACGATATAGACGGTGCATATATGTCGGACAACGACGGCGGCGACACAGGCCAGCCCGAAGCAGACCCGACAAAACCGAGCGACGCGACAACCGGCTATGTCAATCCGTGGGCCGGTTGGGGCGCAGTGCCGTGGCGCGGTTACTTCGCGGCCAAGACAATCAAGGTTGACGACAACGGCAGCGAGATAGAATACCAAAAGACCGTAGCCGCAATGCGTGCCGTACAGGTAACACTTCCCGACGGCAGAACGATAAATCCATTCTCACCTGAAGGAGCAAAGTACTACTTCATCGACCAACACCTTAAAAAGTGGGCGAAAGTGGTGTCAAGCTATGACGGCATCCGTAAATACATACAGTACACCGCCACGTCGGACGCGCTGTATTTCTACGCGCTGCAAGGTCTCGGCCTCGCCGCTATTGCGCAGTTCATTGAACAGCGTTGGCGTTTCCGCGACGGCTTCTATAAGACCGGCGGTTTCTTTACAGGGGTGCTTTCAGGCCGTATCGCCTGTGGTGACAACGCCGCAATACGTATCGTAGCGGCCAAGAGCGGTTACTTCGGCATGGGTAACGACTCGTCAGGCTCACTGTCGGCGGACGGTGCCGTCTATCTCGAAGAAGGCGAGGAATTCATCTTTACCAACTTCTCACACCAACAGGGCGCACTCCTGTATATCTATCAGGCAGACCGCATCAGGGAAATAGAATTTATTGACGTGTCGTTGTCGGACAACTTCGACTTCTCCGTGATGAAACTCGCCGAGAAGATAATAGTCGGCGGCGAGAACTACAAGCAGTACACAATCGGGTACAATCCTCTGACGCAGTATTCGCTGTCGGAGCTTCCGTTCCTGAAAGTGCTGGACATCCGCAATACCCCTGCGACAAGCGTAGATGCATCCAAGTGTCCGCGATTGGAGCAACTGTTGGCCGGAGGCACGCAGCTGAGCGAATTTCAGGTAGCGGAAACATCGCCTATCAATACGCTCGAATTGCCCGGCACCGTCACGCGCCTCGACCTTGTGAACTTGCCAACGCTGACATACCCCGGCGGCCTTACCATTGCAAGCATGGATAACGTCGGCCGTCTGATGCTTGACAACTGCCCGAACATCGACCCATTGACGCTGATCAACGGCCTTGTCACATCATCGAATATCCGCTATATCCGACTGCCTAACGTGAACATCACCGCGCCGTCGTCAATCCTCGCCGCATTGCAACGCAGTGGCGCAATCGGACTTGACGCCACAGGTTCAGCCTATGAAGAAACCGGGCGTTGTTCAGGTCTTACAGGCCGTTGGATTATGGAAGACTTGATAGACGATGCCGTGCTTGACAGCTACACCGCCTACTTTCCGCAGTTGACGCTCCACAACTCGCAGTACTCAATGCTAAAAATTGATGACATCATCAGCGGCGATTTCTGCGAGAGATATAGTAATCCGGAGAATGAAACTGGCGCGGAATACGGCAAGACCTTTGTTCCAAGTGGACACACTTTGAAAATTAAAGAAGGCATACATGCCTACAAGTGCACGTTCAACTCAAAACTTAATCAGATGGAAGGTGTTCAGCTCAGTGATACAGACTTTAATTTCCTTGCCAATGGAGAGTCTTTTGACAATGCCGACCAAGCCGGAGAGGGTTTTGACATATTCCACCACCTGCCTCATCATTGGTATAAGGGAGTAAACGATTATAAGACACAAAAGAAATATATATTCTATTCCACTACCGACTCAGAGCCATTATCCACCGTAAGTAAGAGTATAAAGGCAATGCTTTCCGAAATCATCTATGCCGAAAACATGGGTGTGTATACCGATGAGGTCAATATCGGAGACGTAATTGATGATACCGTCATTGCCACGACTTCCAATACCAATGCATATCGTATGAGTGTTGAGGGTATGAAGCAAGTAAGATGGCCGGGGCTCAACCATGCACGACTGGGAGCAGTGTTCACAGACAATGCGGGCAAGGTTGTTGGAAAATTCCAAATGCAGGTATCGCATGCCTACTTTGATTTTTCAATTGGCAGCTATCTATTCTGCGATGTACCGAGTGGAGCAAAGTGGATGTACTTTACCTCGTATCGTGACATTGGAGACATCATGTGTCTGGCAGTGGACAGCGCACATATTGAGGCAATTGAACCGGAATGGACGGAGCACACAGTCGGAGAAATAGATAGTCTTGTCGGTACTTACCCGATAACGATTGATGGACTACGGATGCCACGCAGTCTTTCGGGTGCAGTCCGCTCACGTAAAGGAACCGGCACATCAGCGACTTCTACGGAGTGGGCCTACAATTCTGATGGAGTCCCAACGGAAACCCCAATCGGTACAATAAACTATACGGCTAAAGATTTCCAAAACTCCACGCGTAGAAGAGGCGAAGGCTATCAGTTGCAGGACTACGAACAACACAAGGAGATAAGCAACCTGTGGTGGGCATTGCACGGCACTACCAATGAGCAAGCAGTTGTTGGTAATGGTGCGCATGATGCGGTCCTTAATATCCGTGACACCATAGGTATGGCTGACACTGACTATGTTGGAAATGCAATGAATTCACTTTTAGGACTCAAGCACTATGTGGGATGTGATTCCGAGTGGATGGATTACATAGCCATTAATATAGCAAGTTACATGGACTTCTATAAGAACCGTAGTATAGAAGTGGGTGCTGATCCGATTGACTATGTGGCTCACATCTACGATCCCATATCTAAGACAGAGCGCATAGTTCAGACCGTAACCAGTAATGGAAATTGCGTGGCAAGGCTTGTACACGGATCGAAGTGTGATATTCTTCCGAGTAAGGTTCATCAGACCGATACAAGCAAGTACACGACTCATTATGCCGCAGGCTTTTGGCTACCTGCGGCTAAAGGCCGTTTCGTTCTGCGGTCTGGCAACTACTCGAATGCGTTCAGCGGTCTCGCTTATGCGTACGCGAACTTCGCTTCCTCGTACTCAAGCACGTACTTCGGTGGTCGGCTCGCCTTCCGCGGAAAATTCGTAATAGTCGGATAACGTAAAGCGCAGAGGGAGAACCGACAAACGGGAGGTTGCTCCCTCTCTTTTTCTCGCGTAAGCGAGTCGATTTTTTCAAAAGTAGAAATTATTTCCAAAAAGTTGAGTGATATGTCAACTTTTTATATTACCTTTGCATTATGAAATCAGAACGGAAGATATTATTCTACAAGGATTATTTCATTTCCTTTTACCGCTCATTAGAAGCCGGAGCGCAGAAGAAGATAGATTATGTGCTTGGTATGCTTAAAATACAGGAGCGCGTGAATGATAAATTTATAAAATTTATTCGAGACGGTATATATGAAATAAGGGCCTCCCACAATGGTAATATCTACCGGGTATTTTTCATATTCGATGATGGCAACATCGTTATGCTTCTCAATGGATTTCAAAAGAAAACGCAGAAAACGCCGACAAAAGAAATATATAAAGCGTTAGAAATTAAAAAGGAATATTATGCAGGAAAGAAATGACATTGGCAGCTTTGATGCGATACTTGATGCCAAATATGGAGAGATTGGTACACCTGGACGCGATGCGTTTCATCGTGAGGCTTACTCTTACTGCGTGGGGCAGATTATTTATGATGCAAGAAAACAGGAACGCATGACACAATCAGACCTCGCAAAGAAAGTAGGTACAGACAAAACCTATATTTCGCGCATAGAGAAAGGCGCAATAGAGCCGGGGGTTGGACTTTTTTTCCGAATTATGGAAGCTCTTGGACTTAAGGTGGACATTGTCCGTCCACTCATGTAGCATACAATATAGGCAGATAACCCCGCGCGCCGTTTCGTTCTGCGGTCTGGCAACAACTCGAATGCGAACAGCGGTCTCGCTTATGCGAACGCGAACAACGCTTCCTCGAACTCGAACACGAACTACGGTGGTCGGCTCAAATTCTGAATGGTTATACAAATCGGTTGACTCTGCAGGCCTACGCGATAGGCAACGCATTCACCGAGGGGTTTGCGCCTCGGCAACAGCATAACAATAATATGGAAAGCCGGAAGAATATAGTAACCACAAGTGGGGAGGGGCAGGTTCTCTCCCCACAGGACCGGAAGGCGGTCAAAGACATAGATGATTTTATACGATTGACCGAGGATGGATCTTCGGTCAGTTGGCCTTTAAGCAATCTTATCCCTGAGATAATCGCCGATGACAATTTGGAAGCATCTTTTCAAAGAGTATTAAACAATCTTCAACAAGCGGCGACACAGAATGAGAAGAAGCCTGAGAACCTTATTGAAATAGATGGACGAAAATACACAAAACGACAAGTACGCTATGTGAAGAACCATGACGCTATTATCAATAATCTGAAGATGCAGATAGCGACAAGTACATTCCGTATAAGGCAATTGAAATCATTTCCGACAAAGGACGGTCCGAAGATGAGGATTGTTCAAGCTCCCTCAGTAGTAGAACGCATGGGAGCAAATGCCATTATGGAAGTAGTAGAGCGACGGCTTGCATTATTGCTTATAAAGACAACGGCATCAAGTATCAAAGGACGAGGACCTCACGGATTATTTCATGAGATACAAGCTGCGATAGAAGCAAACTCTAAATTGAAGTACTATTACCAAGCCGACTATAAAGGATATTACGACCATATAAGGCATGACTTGCTGATTGAGCAGATAGAAAAATACATATATGACCCTATTTTGTTACCAATACTGCACAATTTTGTCAAAGCTCTCAATCCTGATGGAGATATATCAATCAGCAAGGGTTTACGTTCATCACAATTTTTTGGCAACTTATATCTCAATGATCTTGACCATGCGATGATAGAGAAACATGGAGCGGTCTACTATTTCAGATTTTGCGATGATACGTTTATACTTGGCGAAAGCAAAAAGGAGTTATGGAGATTAAGGGATTGCTTACATGAAGAGAGCGCCAAACTTGGACTGACAATAAAGTCCAGTGAAAGAATTGCGCCTATATCGGCAGGCATGGACGCACTTGGCTATGTGAATTTTGGCGACTATGCCCGGATACGCAGACGAACGAAGCAGAACGCGGCCCGTAAACTGGCAAAGATAAAGTCGCGAAAGCGTAGGCAAGAAATCATAGGCTCATTCAAAGGTATGGCTTGCCATGCCGATTGTAAGTATATTTTTCACTTAATCACAGGTAAACGTATGAAAAAGTTTTCTGAAATGGGAGTAACCTACACTCCTGCTGACGGGAAGAAACGCTTTCCCGGAAAGGTCATGCGCTTAGGCGCAATCCAAAACAAAACATTAGAGATACACGACTATGAGGTTGACATGAAAACCGCCCACGGAGATAGTCGTTATTTGGTCTCATTCAAAGACAAAGCCACTGGCGAGTGGGGAAAGTTCTTCACTGCAAGCGAGGAAATGAAGAATATCCTTGACCAAATCTCGGACATAGAGGACGGCTTCCCCTTTGAAGCAACCATTGTCAGCGAGATTTTTGACGGAAACAAGCAAAAATTTTCTTTCTCATAATTCCACTATACTTACGTCTCAATACTTAAAAGGGTCTGCACAATGCAGACCCTTATCTTTGTGCCAAAAATTCTAATTCATAATGGAAAAGATATACGGCACACCAATACGTCAGGACGGACTGCAACGCATAGGCCCTGATACGTGGTTACTATATTTCGGGTTATACGAAACTTCCGATGGAAGTACCTATGAGTACCGCCAAACATTCAAACATAAACCCACACTTGATGAAATTAAGAAAGAGATTGTAAGCGCAATCAAAGAAGAGAGCGCACATCGCCTACGTTACGGCTTGCAGTGGAACGGCTTGCCCGTTGAGTACACCGAGGAACGCAAGAGCGACCTAACAGGCATCATTGTCGGAATCCAGAGCGGTTTCGTTCAACTTCCTATTGAGATAAACCTCGGCTCGGCAGAGGACGGCATGCCGTCAATCTACACGTTTACGACCGCAGAAGAAATCAGCGATGTTGCTGCACTAATCGCAGGTCATAAGACAGCCGTTGCAAAAGCGGAGTGGAACGAAATCAACGCTCTTGACTTAGAAGTATTTACAACTGAAAAATAAATGCCATGATATACGAACTAATTTCAGTCGCGCTTTCATGCACAATTATGTCGCTGTATTTGACAGCCTACATACTTTACTGGGGTATTCCGTGCTCAATCAGTGATACATACTATCAAACTGCACGGAAATGGCTGTTTCCAGTATGCATTACTTTCTCCGGGGCATTGGCACTTGTGCCTTTGCTCAACATCACGCCGGAGAGCTATCAGTTTGTGGCATTCTTCATCGTGGCGGCAGCTCTATTCGTGGCGGCAGCTCCGGCTTTCAAAGAAGAAATGGTTGACAAGATACACGCTACAGCCGCCGCAATGCTTGGTGTGTGCGCTCTCGTGTGGCTCATACTTACAACCGGCTGTCCTTGGATTGCAATCGCAGGGCTGTGTGTGGCCGTCCTTGACCGCAAACATTTCCTGTTTTGGATTGAAGTCGGGTTGCTTTACAATCTTTATACCTCACTCATCTACATCCTTTCCTAATCATCCAATCAGCGCAGGAGCAATCTTGCGCTGACTTTCTTGTATCGCAAAAGTTAAAAAGCCGAGAGGACTATGTGTCGGTAAATTTGCACAAACTAATAAAATGTAAATTATGATGGAGACAATCATTTCACTTGACAAACTCTACCTGTTCCTCGGTGTATTCTTCGCCGTGTGCATACTGGTAATTACCGCCATTATGCTTGACCTGTGGGACGGAGTTCACACGGCGAAAAAGACCAATCAGCGCGTCCACTCTCATAAGTTGCGAGTAACAATAGCGAAGATGAGCGAGTATTGGCGGTTTATTATGATAGGCTTTCTTGTGGATTGCCTCGGTATCTTCTTCTCGTTCTATGTCCTGCCATTTGTAGCAGTTCTATTCGGCGCAGGCCTGATTGTCGTTGAAGCAAAGAGTATGTTTGAACACGCCAACCGCAGGAAGAGCCACATGACTGAATTGCCCGACATTGTAAGATGCATCATCGAGGCTGTAGATGAAAAAGACGCTCATAAGATTATCGAACAACTCCAATCCGACAACTCAACTCATCACTAAATCAATTATGATAACACTTAAAAAAGGATATAAGGGCAATGAGGTAAAAAAACTACAAGCCAAATTAAACACGGTCTGCCCTTACGGACTGGTCGTTGACGGTGTATTCGGAGTAAAGACCGAAGCCGCGGTAAAGGATTTTCAGAAAACCAACGACCTCTCGGTTGACGGAATTGTAGGCGCAAAGACGTGGAGTAAACTCGGATATGAAACAGCCGATGAGGTTATTCCCGGCGGCCGCACGATTAAGAAACTGATTGTGCATTGCACAGCCACTCCGGAGGGCGAGGACTATTCTATTGACACAATTGACAACTCGCACAAGGCCCGCAAATTTTCCTACTTCATCGACCCCGACACGAAAAAGAAACGCTATATCGGCTATCACTACATAATCAAACGAGACGGAACAATTGTGAGGTGCCGCCCGGAGAATGTAAGAGGTTGCCATACCAGTAACCATAACCATGACTCCATCGGCATTTCGTATATCGGCGGTTGCCCGGCGCGGTCGGTAAAGGACTGGAACAAACAGAGCAAGGATACGCGCACGCATGAGCAGAAAGCATCATTGCGAATGCTTTTGAAAGACTTGACAGCAAGGTATCCGAAAGCTACAATCTACGGACACCGAGACTTTGCAAACAAAGCCTGCCCCAGTTTTGACGCAAAGACAGAATATAAACATCTTTTGAAATCATAAATTCCACATGAAAGGTTATCTTAAAATCCTGCTAATAATTGTTGTGAGCCTCATCGCAGGCTCGTATCTGCACAAATGCCAGTCGCCTCCGGGCAATATCCCAGACCGAACGGAATGTATAACCGACACTCTCACTGTATATGATACCATTTCGTATAAAATGCCGAAACCGCAGTCGGAACAGGCATTAGACACGCGCCGATATACTCTGCCGATCTATTGCTTCAGCAGCGTGGCAGGTAGTGAGCCGCTACAACGCAATGCGACCGAAAGTCTTTGTGTTGACACTCTGATAACCTCATCCTGTTACGGCACCGGTGCAGGAGGCGAACCACGATGTAGCAATGACAGCGCAATCGTGGAACTGCCCATTATACAACAACACTATGCCGACAGCACATACGAAGCATGGGTAAGCGGCCCGATAGACCCACGGCTCGACAGTATAAGAGTTTTTGCCCCGACAACCATAATCACAAAGCGCGAATGGGAACCTCCCAAGCGGTGGCATATAGGCCCGACAATCGGTTACGGCTTTACACCACAAGGCTTACAGCCATACATCGGGATTAGCATAACATATTCAATCATTTCTTGGTAGAACCAAGCGAATAAACTCGATAATGTTCTGATGGAGACAATAACCGTTCGTATATTCCAAGACGATGTGTATGAAGAGGTGGCTAAAGCCACCGACTACACAGGGGCAAAACTTATAGATGGCGATGAGGACGCACGCAACCGCATCCTCGCAGCTGACGATGACCTTGCAGAACTCGGCAGGTTTTGGGAAGAGTCCGTACTTGCGACCAACGAGAACTTCAAAGAAATGTTGGTATCAGGCAAGACCAAAACAATCAGTAGGGAACTTAACCCTATAACCCCAGTATCTCCCAATCTGCCGGACACTGTAACGCAGGCTTCCCCGCCAATCATAATAGTCCCAGTTGACAGGACCGGTTATGAAGCCGTCATTGAGGTCAGCAAGTCGTTTGACAAGACATTGACGGCAAGCGTTCAGTCAACGCTGCGCAGTTTCTTCATTGCGTCTATCATCGGACAATGGTTTAAGTTTGCCAACAAAGGGGAAGCAAAGGACTATTTCGTGCAGGCTTCAGACATGATGGAGACCGCCGAGAGATTACTCTACAGCCGCCGGAAGCCGACATTACCAAAAGACTAACAACTAAATCATTTTTAATATGGCCACAACTACATTAGGCGCGAAGAAATCAGTAACTGCCACGATCAAAATCTCGTGGTTGCTGTATGACATCATGAATGAGACGTTCCTGCGCGGTCGTACCATTCAGAACAAAGAGAACCATAAAGAGGTTGCCAGTATGTTTGCCTCCGAGGATGAGGAGAACCGCGAAAAAATCCTGCGTTCCATAAAGCGTGCTTTTGCCGAGGTGCAGACCGAACTCGGAGAGTATCTCAATGAGAACGGCACAACCACCGACAACAGCCACTATGACGGCAGTTCCGACCTCGTTCTCAATCTCACAATGCCCAGTAACTTCAACGAAGCGGCGACAACCGGCGTAGGCGAGGCTGTTCATGCGTACCTTGCGGACACTGCAATCGCCGACTGGTACACTGTTACCAACAAGGCTGACGCAGACCAGTATTATGCTCTTGCCAACAAGAACATGGAACTGATACGTCAGACCGTGAGCAAGCGCAGCCGTCCGACACGTCCGTCCGATAACGCATAATCCCGACCCAATGAGTTGCTTTTTAGAAAAAGGAAACGGCAAACAATTTGCCGTGCTAATGTTCAAGCGCGACCAACTATTATATGATGTAAAGAACTATGCGTTTATAGAGGGCAGCATTATGGACACTGAAAGCAACCACAATCGCCACACGGTGCAGGATGTGGGCGAGGATGGAAATGTGGATCGTATAACGCGAGTGTTTGACCTAACCATTGCGAAGTGCAAGGAACTCCTTTATCCTTTCACGAAGCATAATATCCACCGCCCGGAGCTTGATGATAAACTGAGAGAGCCGGGTGCGTATGGGATAGTGTTAAAAGTGCCTATGGACTTCTCGCAGACAACCCTCTGTCTCTTGGAAAGACTTATTCACGAGTACCTCGTATGTGAAGCCGTGGCCGACTGGATGAGCATAACCAACCCTGCGAAAGCGGAGACATGGAAATTAAAAGCTGAAGATGCAGTCAGCGAATTAAGGATAAATCTCAATGCTCGAATTTCAAGAACCCGCAGGCGAATGCATCCGTTTTAACATAATCCTTGCTAAATCAAAGAGCCGCTGTGCATCACGCATGGCGGCTCTTCTATTACAATAGATTTGAATAGTATATGAGTTATCTCGGCTGATTTGCGAGGCGAGGCGTGAATTGCACGGACGCTCCGTAAATACTTTCGCCCGGAGACAGATTGCACAGCAGGGCCACACGGAAATACTTGTATGGTGTGCCACGGAAGCCACGCAGGAAGTGGTCTTTGCTCGACCACACCAAATGCCAGTTTATAAGGTCGCGTGAACCATACAACACAGACCGGACATGACCTTTTGCAAAGTTGCCACGCTGAATTATATTGTCAATGGTCTTATGAATATTAGCGGCATCCAGTTTCAGTGGCCGGGTTACAGACAAACACATTATTTGTTCTGCGTCAGTCTCCGAGAAATTAACGATATTGTTATCCTCATCAACAGCAAGAGCCTCCGGGTAAGAGTTGAGATGTGAGGCAATGTTAGAGAACGTCATGCCCCACATTTTTGACTTGAAAGAGAAAACATAAGCGTAGGTAATGCCAGGTGCATAGACAATAACTCTCTGATGAACGTAATCATAAATCATCCGGCACTGCTTCAAAAATTCAGTGAACGGCAATGTCGGCAGGCATTTATCATCGGCAGGATTATGTCCCAACATATCATGCAGCTTGGCGAAGCCGGACAGAGAGAGAGCATCAAACGGATATTCCGAGTTGATCGTATCTGATATGCACTGTGTCTGCGAACCCGATATAAGCATGATACCGCGTTCAGTCGGAAATAACACCGCACTATCCAGTTGAGTAATGCCATCGGCGTTTATACACACATCACGCGTAATCGGCTGACGTGCGGAATATGTGCCAGATGATGATACCTCCAACGCCCAAACGCCCTCGGTTGTAAAAGCATATAGAGGAAACTGACCGAACTGACCTTGTGAAAGTGCTTTGGCCGCAGAACAGATACCCAACATTTTGCCGGTCCCGATTGTGTTCACGCCCAGCAGAGGAAAATAGAAAGGATTGTTTACCTCAGATGTATATATCTTGTTTGACTGTCTGATATAGTTCCTATCCAATACATCAATGGAGGGATTGTAGTCAATCGTAGGCAGGTCAGAATTAGTGTAATTCGTTTCGCGCACCATTTCATAGTCCAGTACCGCGAATGCTCCATTAAGAAATTCATGCGGTTTCAGCGTAATCAGATATGAGCCAAGTGAGGAATTGCTGATTAGCATCTTGTATGCGTTCATATTCGGATAAAACACATAGCACCCCCATGACCTTTTAGCCTTGAAAGGGTTGTTGTTGCTATCAGTCATATCAAACGATAGGAACTGGCAGAGGTATCCGGCATAATAATCCGAGGCATTGACAGCATAGTCCTTGCCGTTCTCTTTGATATATACGGTTATGGACATTTCCCAACTGCTGAATGGGTTGGGGATTATTTTTAGAGTCTCGTTTTGCAACTGCCAACTATAGCCATGAGTACACCATGCAAACATGGACGCGCCCAAAAAACCACGGAACGGCTTGCGAAATACACCGGATAGATTTAGTCGATTGTTGTAGGCATACGAACTTTCAGCCGCGAGAATATCATGCGTCAGATAATCATCTGTCATTACCTCTCTTGTAACAAGCGACTGCAAATATTCATCTTCAATGACAAGTTCAATGCGTTTCCCACGATTAGCAACAGCCTCGGCTGTTTCAATGCTCCGCAGCTTATAGAATGTGGAAGTGTTGCGGATTGTTTCAGTAACTTTTTCATCGGTAAATTCGGGCATATGCAGAGCCATGCCGGGATACGTTCTATTCGTAGAAAAATAGATTGCATAAATGCGTGAGTATTCCCACTCTGCATAAATGTCAAGGAAATCTTTATTGGTAAAAGAGCCGATAACTTTATCTTCGGCAATCGTGCTACTTGTATAGGTCTTATTTGTAGCATACAGCCGACCGATGAATTTTGTTGAGAAGTTATCGGTATCTGTCCATGAGGTACACTTCCCGTTTTGATCGAAAGTATATATAGGTTTTGAAATGAATATCTCAATTCCGGTAACAATATCGCTCCACGTCTCCAACTTAAACACATCACTTGTGCTGAGTATTTTGTAGTCAAGAGTGGAAGCCACCATCATAATGTCCAGTTCTGCCTCGGTGTAACTTTTCTTTCCACGGATATGTTTCCAAAAGACTACCGGGCAGGCAGCTGTCGATGGGTTCATCAGAATGGGTGCGGAGTGATTAACCAGTGAGCCGTCAAACAAGCGCAGAGCGTAACGCACGAAGAACGGGAAGCAAAATCTTCCTTTCTCAATAGTCTGTTCGCGCACAAACTTATTAACCTTTGCCATTACCTGCTCCGTAATCCTTGTTTTATTATTCTCGGAAAATTCGTTATTGAGTGCATCTTCCGCAATTCCGTCAAACGTGATATTGAAAGTGCTTTTGCTTTCATCGCACTGACTGAAGAGACGCGGACGCCCGATAAGTCCGAACGATACATCAATCTCCGGCACATGGTCTCCGAGATATACATAAGCATTATCTTTCCAAAGGTAATAATGAATACCAGTAGAAGTGAACGCAAGTAACGTATTTCCTACAGCATTGAAATGTGTTATCCCATAGACATAATTATAATTAGTGTCAATAGGTTGTGGCGCATCTGTGCTGTCCTTTTTCTGATATGTTATCCGTGAGTCGCTTCCGTAGAGAATATAATGAGTAAAGGCAGATGTTTCATGAACAAACGCCACCTTTCCGTTTTCTCCCATTGCCTTTACCAACTTAGGAGGGAGAACAGGTTTCAATGCTCCATCTTCAGGGATGAGATTTATTGCTACGGCAAGTTCCCCGTCCTGACATTCATAATCGGACGGCTGAGCAGAATAGCCATTGTATTTTACCTCTTTATTCATAGCGGATGTAGGATTATGATTGGGACATACGTTTTGTTACCGTTCTCATAAGCCTCTCCTACCATGAACGCAGCTTTATCAGCCTTAATCCCGACTGAATCGAGCAGGGACCGACATAAATGCACGGAGTTTGCACAGAAGTTGTTACCCCCTTTTTTTGTGGGATAGCATTGTGCCTCAAAGCGACCGATATTGTTGGAAAGGTGTGAGACGTGCAGGAGATACTCGCCGTTGCTTACGGCTATGTTGACAGCATCGCCCGGACGCAGAGAAAGGATACGCGCAACCCTTGCCGTAATGCGGATAGTTCCGTTACGACTGAAAGATATGTCGGGGCGGCGAGTATGTTCCAAGAGCTTGATCATGGTGCAAAGATAACTGGATTTGGACGTGTTAATGTTTTAAGTTTAGAAAAGCGATAGTTGTTGAATTTGTGGTGCTTCATGGCTATGCGCAATCGGAGCGCCGTATTCTTTTGCGGTTTCAGTGAACATCTTGCGGAATATATGATAGAGGACGGCTACCACGATAGAGTTGCCGGCCAGTTTATAGAGTTGAGAATTGGAGATGCCAGCCGACATCAAGCGGTCAATCATGTATTCAGGAACATTCATGAGACGGAAGCACTCGCGCGGAGTAAGTTTGCGAATCCACCACTCAATGACGGCAAAATTGTTGTCCTGCCATTTTGAAGATGTGAGAGCCGGGGCAAGTTCATAAACACCACCTTTGGCGTAGCCATGACCGCGCTGAAGTATTTTCACTTCACGCTGTCCTCCTTCGTTGCAGTTGAGGCAAGGAGCAATGCCCTCAACTGAATAGACACGTCCGCGCTGCGGATTCCTGTAGTTGGAACTCTCAACGAGATTTCCAATCTGCATGACGCGAGGCTCTGCCACCATGCTGTCCTTCTGCACGGAGGTGAGCGCATTGCCGATGTCAGAGCCGAGTTCAAGATGCTGTATGTTGCGCTCTGAAACATCGGGACGTCCACGCATGGCACACCCGCGAGGGTCGGATATAAGGTAATGCCCGGTAGTATTGACACATGAAAGGTAAGTGGGCACTTTGATGTAAGTGTCGTACTCCCTGCTTCCCTCTTTTGTCTTAATTCCACCTGCAATGTCCTCACCAGTTTGGAAGTTGTTTTTGAAACCGCAACCCTCAGACTGCTTACGCTCATTGTGTCTTAGGATTGAGGTGATTTGTTTCTGTGTGAGCCAATACTTTTCGTCAACCTCTTCCTCAAGGATGTGCTTTAACCTGCGCTCCAAAGGAAACGGTTTGGGAAACGAGTAAGGTGTATGCTCACCGAGAAACGACACCATGAAAACGCGCTCACGATTTTGAGGCACCCCATAATCCTTTGAGTTGAGAACCGCAAAATAGTTGGTGTAGCCATGCTTGATGAGCCATTCACGCCACCTGCGGAAGTCGGCCGCGAATTTATTATGTGTAAGTGCCTTTACATTTTCCATAAGCAGGAACTTAGGTTGTTTGGCTTCAATGGCGCGTGCGCACTCCCAAAGGAGAGAGGAACGGGAGCCACTACCCTCCGAGAAACCTCGTTGCAGGCCTGCCGAAGATATGTCTTGGCATGGAAATGAATACGTAAAAAGGTCAATATCAATGCAGTACCCATCCCAATTTATTTTTGATATGTCACCAAGATTTGGTATATCGCTGCTGTGATTACAATAGTATGCTTGTATGGCAAACTTGTCAATCTCAGAGATGCCGACCACCTCAAACCGGAACTGCGGAAAGTTTTGTGAGAGCAGTTTGAGTGCGATAGATTGAGAGCCGTATCCGGCAAAGGCTTCAAAGACGTTAATTTTGTTCATTGTAAATAGGCAGAGCATTTAAATCCCTTGCGCGGCGAGAAGTCGGCAAAGGAGCATGTTTTGAAAATCATAGGTTTGTTGACATACTGGGCGAGGTCTTTCTCATACTGCGATGGAGTGTGCTTGTTCTCATAGTCGCGGAACGGCATCACATACGGCTTAATGCCAAACGAGCGAAGCGTCTCAATCCGGAACATATCCTGCTCAACGGTTGAGTTGAAACCGACAAGAACATAACACATGAGTTTGTAAGGCTTAATGTAACGTGTAACCTCACGCAGTTTGTCGGTTAGGTCAAGCCCCGGCAGGTCCCAAGCTATGTGAATATTCCTGCGCAAGCGCAGCTTGTTGAGCCAGTATGCTTGCTCCTCGTTCATGATGCGAATGTCAACACCATGCAGATTGACAGGCTGGCGAAGTCGCAGGAGGTAGTCAACGGCTGATTTCCATTCAGGATTGGCGAAGAAATTATTATCAAGGACTTCAATCCATTGTCCGCGCTGGTTAAGCTCGACCGGCTCGACTGCATGAATTCCGCCCTCTTTGTCATGGACGAGGCAAAAAGGGCAATGCCGGATGCAACCACGTGAAAAGAACTGGATAGAGAACGGGTACTGCGGATAAAGCGAGTAGTCCATGAGCGATGATTGCTCAATCTCCTGTGGCAGTCTGCTGTGGATATCATAGCCGGTGCCGCCTTTAACGACCTCACAATGCCAATCTGTTTGCTCGTCGGGCGTGAATGTGAATATCTTTGATTGATATACTCGATCATAGTGCCCAAACATCGGCATAGCCCATTCTACACTGTCGCCTTTGGCTTTGTGGAATGCCGCAATTTTCATCAGGGCGAAGTTTGGAAAGTTATGTCCGTCCACGTCAACTATACCAATGTTCATGGCCTAACGTCATTTATTGTTCCAAGATATGCGTATCGACTTGTATAGCTTGGATGTGGAATATCATCTAAACGATGTGACAATAATATTGGTCTGATGGGTTCGTAGTATCGTTTATACGGAAAAGCAGTTATACCACCATATCGGATGTTGGGACAACAAGACAAGTTATGTCCATCTGCCCCAGCAAATAAGCATAAAGCATCATAGTCAAGTTCGTCATTCATTGTATTTGTCTTTGCTTAAATGATTATATATTGGATGTTAAAATGAAATTCTTTGCAGAGCCTCTTTGCTTGTATGTGTTGGAATGGCTGTTGGCCGTAGGGAATGAAGATAATACGCTGTTTGGTATCGGCTTCAATACCTTTACGGCGCAGCTTATACAGGAGGTTGGCACGGCGTTTCATAAGCGATTAAGCGATTAACAGATGCTTGACGTTCGATGATAGAGCCGTCAGCAACAAGTTCATTTAACGCTTGCGTAACCTTTGCGCTGACCTCTCTACCGAGTGCATAGTCGGGAGAGATTTTCTTATTTCGTTTCTCGGCAATAATCTCTTTAACGAGGATAAGCGCAAGTTGTTTACTGATTGTACTCATTTTGTGTCTCCTTTCATAAAGCATATCCAGTGAGTATTGGCTCGTTTGCCGGAGATATGCCCGAAAATTGGCTTTTGGTCTGTCAGTTTAAGTATCTCGGAAACCTTGATGTCGGTTTCGTTCCACTTGAATATGAGGAAGCCTCCGGACCTTAATACTCTGAAGCATTCGGCAAAGCCCTTGGACAGCAAATCTCGCCAATCAGAATACAATGCACCGTATTTTATTTGCTGCCACCCTGTAACCTGTGTTTTCTCTGACAGACAACCGTAAATGTCCGCCATTTTGGATTTCTTTC